TATATAGTTGGTTATAATCCTGATGATGTGTATGAATACTCACTGTCTACACCTTGGTCACTAGATAGTGCTGCCTATACAGGAACAAGCTTTAGCTTGACCGCACAAACTACCTTTCCACAAGGGATCGCATTCAGCACTGACGGTACTAAGATGTATATGATTACTTATAGTGATGATTCTGTTTATGAATATTCACTATCTACACCCTGGTCACTGGCTAGTGCTAGTTATACAGGCACAAGCCTTGACATATCCGAACACAATGAAATTCCATACGGAATCGCGTTCAGCACTGACGGTACTAAGATGTACATGATAGGGACTATGTATGATTCTGTGTATGAATATTCACTATCTACGCCCTGGTCACTGGCTAGTGCTGCGTATACAGGCACAAGATTTATCATGAAAGAACTCGTCGGCGGAACATCGACCCAAGTGGTAGGAATCGCGTTCAGTACCGGCGGTTCTAAGATGTACTCATTTTCGTCTAGCAATGACAATGACGCAGTTTATGAATACTCACTAACGAATATAAAAGATGATATTTGGTCTTTAGATGTTCCTATTAGCGAAGCATTTTACACGGGCAAGTCCTTTAGCGTGAACTCACACAATTCCGACCCAGAAGGAATCGCGTTCAGCACTGACGGTACTAAGATGTATATAGTTGGTTATAATCCTGATGATGTGTATGAATACTCACTGTCTACACCTTGGTCACTAGATAGTGCTGCCTATACAGGCACAAGCTTTAGCGTGATCGAACAAGCTACCTTTCCACAAGGGATCGCATTCAGCACTGACGGTACTAAGATGTACATATCTGACGGTGATAATGATAATGTCTATGAATACTCACTATCTACGCCTTGGTCACTGGCTAGTGCTAGTTATACAGGCACAAGCCTTGACATATCCGAACAAGATACCACTCCATCTGGAATCGCGTTCAGCACTGACGGTACTAAGATGTATATAGTTGGTTATAATCCTGATGATGTGTATGAATACTCACTGTCTACACCTTGGTCACTGGCTAGTGCTAGTTATACAGGCACAAGCCTTGACATATCCGAACAAGATCCCTTTCCACAAGGGATCGCATTCAGCACTGACGGTACTAAGATGTATATGGTTGGGTTTGGTAATGATTCTGTGTATGAATATTCACTATCTACGCCCTGGTCACTAGCTAGTGCTGACTATACAGGCACAAACTTTAGCTTGACCGCACAAACCACCGTTCCACAAGGGATCGCGTTCAGTACTGACGGTACTGAGATGTACATTATAGAGTCTAGTACTAAAGGTGTGTATCAGTACCTTGTACGAATCTATGATAACACATACGAATTAACGGCATATGAAACAAGTGTAATCGAGAATGTTCTAGTATCAGGTTCTAGGCTGCATGCTTTAGACAGTGACGGTAATAAGATAAACGAATGTATACTCGGCACTCCTTGGCAAATAAGTTCAGCAACGTGTTCGGGCACTAGCTTTGATACGCAGTCTCAGGATACCACACCGGTTGATTTTGTATTCGGTGATAGCGGAAACGCACTTTATGTTCTAGGACAGCAAAACAAGCAAGTATATCAATATTCGCTAAGTGTTCCTTATTCGGTATCTTCGGCATCTTATACTGGTACATCTGGGTCACTACAAGGTTCTACATTTGCTAGTTTACAAGGATTGTTATTTTCTGAAACAGGCAACAAACTGTTTGTTTTAGACAATGCTGCTTCGCAGATTTTCGAGTATGATTTGTCAACACCGTGGAACATCACTAGTATTTCATATTCCGGCATTGCAACTTATGCTATTTCTTCTTTGCAAGACTCTTCGCCTGTTGATATAGCATTTACAGATAACGGATCTACGCTCGCGGTATTAGGTGCAAGCACTAGGGCGATATACTATTATGTACTATCCACACCTTATGATATTACCACAGCAGCATACAAAAACTCATATAGTATTGCTGATAAGGTAGATATCCCGGTAAGTATATCATACACAGACGAAGATAATACCAAAATGTACATACATGATGCTGCTACAAAAGCAACGTATCAATATCAAGTAGATCAGTACACAAATCAAATGGTATTATATGATGTTTTTCAGTACGGATCGGATATTTTAATCACAACTTCAGGAAACCAAGATGTCTATAAAGTATAAAACAAAAAAAAGTGGGATTATAGATAGACCACAGAAGATAAGAAATACCTTGATAGGTCCTCGTGCAGATATCTCTAAATACGGTTATTATAAAGTTATACCTCCTGCTGACGCAGCTCCTCAAGGACAAGAGTATGTTGATAGCGGTCTCGGTACATATGATGAAGAAAAAATGGAATACTATCCCGATTGGATACTAGCAGATATACCCAAAGCTATTAAAACGTGGACAGTATTAGAGTTTAAGCGTATTTTTACATCAGAAGAGAGAATTGCTATAAGGCAAGCTGCTAAAACTGATCCTGTAGTTGAAGATTTTCTAGATATACTAGAAACAACAGCAATATCAGGATCACTGGTATCTTCAAATGATCAAGACCTAATACAAGGTATAGAATATATGAGAGAAAAAGGACTAATTTCACAGCAAACAGCAGATAAATTCTAGTTTTGTGAGTAAATGTATAAATTATAAAAGAGGTATAAAAAATGTCAAGTTCTATAGACACGCAGTATATAGATGTACTTTTTCCAGTAGCAGGGCAAGATAATGATAGCCAAGGATTCAGGGATAACTTTTTCCAAATCAAAGAAAATCTAGATCGTGCTAAAATCGAATTAACACAGCTTAAAAATGTAGATATCACGTCTAGTTTTGTAGATATTGATGTAAGCACAGCTAAGTATTTTGTGAGATCTCTAGCAGGATCAGGAGTAGTTAAACTAACAAACTGGCCCAGTGGATATGTTGTCATTAGAGTAGAACTAATAACAGATCAAACAAGAAATATTGTATTCGAAGGCGATGCTACCAGTCAGATAAAATCAGATAATTCTACATTAAAGGGAATTTTTTCAGTAAATGGGAGTGGTCATGTCTATGAACTTTGGAGCTATGATGAAGGACAGACTATATATGTAACATATTTAAATCAGTTTACTTGATTTTATGTATCCTTTAAATATTGACTTGTCTGTGTTCTCTGATGATGAACTTCGTGAACGCATAACACGTTTATCAGATATCTACTGGTCATCTGGCGCAGACGTTAGGCGACAAGTATCTATGATCTTAGATACTTACACATCCGAGCTAGAAAAACGTCTTAACAAAATCAAACAAAACCAAGGTAATATAGATCTTGACAATCTTGTAAAAGTAAAGTAACATAGACTTTATGAAAATTGACAAATATGGAATACCTTGTTTTGACACTGACGATATTGTAGATATGATGTTGGATGGTGATATTGACGCAATATTCGATGTATTATGCAATGATGAAAAAGACCTGCAACTCTTTAATAATATGAACACAGGTAGAACTTTGGCTCCTTATACTGAGCTATCAGTGGATATATCAGAGTTTGATCATGTTCTACAAAACAATATTTTTCTTCCTGAATACTATAAAAATATCAGCGTTTATGATTTCTTGTTAAATAAAACAAAGTGTGAAATACATCTAGATAGATTGAATCAAGAATTTGATGCTTTCGAGCAAAGAAATCTCATGGGTGTACTAAGATTTTTGATATATTTAGTAGATGTTCTTAGAGAAAATAATATAATATGGGGAGTAGGTAGAGGTTCTAGTGTATCTTCTTATATATTATTCCTTATAGGGATACATAGGATAGATCCTATAAAACACAATTTGGACTGGAAAGAGTTCCTAAGATAACCCAGCGTAAACTAGGAGAAAATAATGAAAAATAACAAACAAACAGAACACGTGACTATGAGAGGTCGTCGTATAAACATGGATCTTCTGCAGAAAAAGAATGAACTAACTCCTGCAGTAGGAAATGCTAACATGAATGCCCGGGGTGATCGTATTAAGCCCAACGGAAAGATTGTAGAAACACGTGAAAAGATGCTAAAAAAGTACTATGAAGACAATCCAAGAACAGTGTCTGATCCTGTGCATTCTAGAAAAACTCAAGTTCAAGATGCTGTGCAAGAACAAGCACCGTCTGAAAAAACTTCTGAAGTAAAAAGCACAGTAACTGAACCGTCTTCGCAGAAGACCGCAGAGACTTCCAAGGTTACTAGCGATACTAAAACAGCAAGTACTGTTAAACCTGCTAGCGTTCCTGCTACTAATGCAGGTAAAGCTGCTGCTGCAGCAGCAAAAAAAGATCCTGCCAAGATTGAAATGGAAGACAAAAATGATGAATGGGTAGAAGACAAGGACGGAAATTTTGTAAAAAAAGAAGATCTCAAAAAGGTAAAGTAATGTCTTTGAATCTCAACGCAGTTGAAGGTAAAGTTAGAGCAATAGGTGATGGCATACTAGTTACTCATATGCATTTTGGGGAACAAGTAACCGCATCCGGACTAATTATTTCTGATGATGATGGAAAAACACGCGGAATTTACCCCAGATGGGGGTGTGTGTATGACAAAGGCCCTAGGAACAATGAAGAATATCAAGTAGGTGACTGGGTTCTAGTAGAACACGGGAGATGGACCAGGAGCGTAAGCGTTAAAGATGGAGATTCTGTTCTAGAATGTCGTATGATTGACAAGGATGCTGTTTTGTTGTATACTGATGAAAAGCCTGAAGATGTTTATATAGGTAATGAGTAATATAAACTAACAACTAATGTTAGGTGATTATTAACATTTAAGGTTATATCTGTAACAGATATAACCTTTTTAAACACAACAAGGCTCACTAGGAGAACAGAATGAAAATCAACGGCACTATAGACTTGGAAACACTAGATACAAAACCTAGTGCTACTATATTATCGGTGGGATGTGTTAAATTTAATCCGTATGATACACAAAGCGAGCCTTATGATGCTCTTTATATTAAAATATCTGTGGATGATCAGAATAAAATCCACAGAACTTATTCAGAAGATACTCTTGCATGGTGGTCCAAGCAAGACAAATCAATAATGGAAGAAGCATTCGATCAAAGTCAATCACTGAGTTGCAACCAAGCTGCACAAGTGATATCTAAATGGTGTAATGGTGTGGATATACTATGGGGGCAAGGGTATGGGTTTGACTTTACTATCTTAGAAGACTTTTTCAAAGCAGTGAATCATCCCTGTCCTTGGAACTTTTGGCAACTTCGTGACAGTAGAACATTATTCAAGCTACTAGAACAAGACCCTAGAAAAGAAATGCAGCAAAATCTTCATAATGCACTAGAAGATGCTTATTATCAATCAAAAGCTATTCAAGTAGCCTGTGAAAAACTAGAAATCACTAAAATTTCTGCTTAGATTATCAATCATAACCAAAATTAGTCAGGAGCCGTCCAGTGAAACAATTGTGGACAGAAAAATATCGACCTAAAAAAGTTGATGAGTATGTATTTCGTGACGATGCACAAAAGAAACAAGTTATTCAGTGGATAGAAGAACGAACTATTCCTCACGTTTTGCTTAGTGGGAACGCAGGGACGGGTAAAACAACACTTGCCAAAGTCTTGATCAATGAACTTGAAGTAAACGAACTAGATTTTCTAGAAATAAACGCCAGTAGAACTAATTCAGTTGATGATGTTCGTGATAGAATTGTTAATTTTGTACAAATGATACCATTTGGTAAGTTCAAGGTCGTACTTTTAGATGAGTGCGATTATTTATCCTTGAATGGACAGGCTGCACTCAGAGGAGTCATGGAAGAGTATCATGATACTGCTCGTTTTATACTTACTTGTAACTATCCTAATAAAATAATACCAGCACTGCATTCTAGGTGTCAGGGATTTCATATCAATAAAATAGATTCAGTGGAATATACTGCTCGTGTAGCTCAGATATTGATAAATGAGCAAGTAAATTTTGACCTTGAAGTGTTGGATACTTATGTTAAAGTAGCTTACCCAGATCTTAGAAAATGCATAAACTTGCTTCAGCAAAATACTAATAAAAATACTCTTCTTATTCCGGATTCAGGAGATAAGAGCGAAAAAGACTGGCGCATTGACATGGTTGAACTATTTAAGTCAGGCAAGATCCATGATGCTAGAAAGCTTGTGTGTGAAAATGCTAGAAACGAAGAAATTGAAGAAATATATAGATGGTTGTATACTAATCATGAGTTGTTTGGCTACGATGATAATTCACGAGATCAAGCAATACTATTGATTGCACAAGGTCTAGAAAAACATGCGCTAGTTGCAGACGCAGAAATAAATTTATCTGCTACACTTATAAGACTAGCTAGAAACTTGGAAAAATAAAGGTGATAAATGAATAATAACGATACAAAGCATGAGATGATCTATGACACATGTAGTTACTGATAATTGCATTCGTTGTAAGCATATGGAATGTGTTACAGTTTGCCCAGTTGATTGTTTTCATGAAGGTGAGAATATGTTGGTAATAGATCCGGATGAATGCATTGACTGTGGTGTTTGTGTTCCTGAGTGTCCTTATGACGCTATATTTCCACATAGCTCACTAGATGAAGATGAATACCAGAAATGGCTGCAAATAAATAAAAAATACAGCAGTATATGGCCAGTCATTGATCAAGTTATAGAGCACAGAAAACCTCAAGACTCAGATGTTTGGGACGGTGTGGAAAACAAATATGAAAAATTCTTTTCAAATAAACCAGGAGAATGAACCCGTGAAAAATCCTTTTGAAGATCAAAAAAAGTTCATGTCTGCGTGTGATCAGACAGTAGAATCATTTAATTTAAAGCAGTATGATATGTATACGTCTTTGGTAACCGAAGAATATCAAGAGCTAATGAAAGCTATCAGTGATAGAAATCTTGTAGAGCAAGTTGATGCCTTGGTTGATATTCTAGTAGTATCAATGGGTTCCTTGATTTCACTAGGAATAAATCCGCAAGAAGTTTGGGACGAAGTTATGTCTACTAATTTTGCCAAGATTGACGATGAAACCGGAAAAGTCAGAAAGCGCGAAGACGGTAAAGTTCTAAAGCCTCAAGGGTGGACTCCTCCGGAGATTACACGATTTATAACCATGAACATGGTAAAAGAAGTTATAACACAAGCTCAAGACAACACAGATCATGACAAAAAAGATGAACAAGAACCATTCACTGCGCGTTTAGTTAGTTACTCTAATCCTGTTTCAGATTTGGCTGAACAAGGCATCGATGATCTACAAGAGCTTGTGGCATTTTGCGCTAGAGTTTCTAACCCCAGCAATCAAATGAACACAGAGACTAGTGAAAGATTGATAAATTACCTTATAAAACACGCACACTGGAGTCCTTTGGAAATGGTGAATGTTTGCTTGGAAATAGAAACTACCAGAGATATAGCACATCAGATTGTAAGGCATTGGTCATTTAGATTCCAAGAATTTAGTCAACGATATGCTAATCCTGCTGAACTAGGAAACCAGTTTGTGTTGTGTGAAACCAGACTACAAGATACCAAGAATAGGCAAAATTCTATAGAAATCAATTCAGATTCCATGAGTCATTTAGCTATACACAATAGATGGTTAGAAGAACAGCAAGACGTTATTTATCGTAGCAAAAAAGCCTATGAGTGGGCTATAAATGCAGGGATAGCCAAGGAACTAGCTAGAAAAGTATTACCTGAAGGTCTTACAAAGACTAGACTTTACATGAATGGTTCTCTGAGAGGCTGGATACACTATGTAGAGCTAAGAAGTGCAAACGGAACCCAGAAAGAACATATGGAAATAGCAAGATGTTGTGCACAAGCTATTTCAGAAGTGTTTCCTATGATAGACAACTATGCACATAAAGATGAACATAGTGCGAGCTAAGGATTTCAAAGGTAGTCCTTTTAAGTATGGTCAACCTTTGGTGATTTCCGATGATAATACAGAGCAACTGCTAGAAAGACTAACAAATATGCTAGCATGGCTAAGGCAGCAAAACAGTGACAGTACCGTAATATGGAACAATGACCATGAAGGCAGTGTTTACTTATGGTTTGAAGATAAAAGACTGCAGTTGATGTTTTCTATTGTTGCTATATAACAATCATTCATCACCGTATATTTGTAGAACTTCTTTTACGGCTTCGTGTCTTTCTATATCTTGATTATTGAACTTAACAATACTCAGTTTTGAGTAATTTTTAATTAGCAATTTATCAAGAAAGTCACGAAGTCCGTTGTCATATTGCCTATCACTTTGATCTAGATCCCCAGTTACAGCCATTCTAGATCCTTGTCCTATTCTAGTAAGCAGCATTTTCATTTGATTAGGTGTAGTTAATTGAACTTCGTCTGCTATTATAAAAGAATTTTTAAAAGTTCTTCCTCTCATATAAGCTAGTGGTGCTATTTCTATAACACCTTCTTTTAGCATGTGTTCTATTTCGTTGGAGTTAAAGTATTCACGGAATACATCAAAAATGGGTTTGGTCCACGGGGCCATTTTTTGTTCTAAAGTGCCTGGTAAAAAACCCAGTTCTTCATCAACACTCACTACTGGTCTAGTTATGATTATTTTGTTTATTATTCCTTGTTTGAATTTTTTTATAGCAGTAGTAACGGCTATTATAGTTTTTCCTGTACCGGCGGGTCCTATTGCAAATACTATAGGCATTGAATCATCTAGCAAGTTTAATAGATATTCTTCTTGATTTTTATTTTTTGGTAATATAGTTGGATCTTGTTTTTTGGTTTTATAGTTTGTTGTATTATCTGTGTTATTAACAGAATTACGACGATTCTTTTTTGCTCCCATCAAAACCTCCTTTGATGAATAATGAGATCTTATAATATTTATTAGTAAATTAATTGCACTAAAATACAGATTTATCATTGATCTTTTGATAAATAAATTTATAACTACGGCTGGAAACAATATGCAAGACGTATTAGACGTTTTAAAAAATCTAGAAAATATATTTGATAACAACACATCTTTTAATGTGCTCAAAGATTTTGAGAGAGTTATTGATGAACTAGACGTATACATCTATAAAAATTGGGAAGATGGTGAGCTTATTATCGGTCCTGATATAAAAAGACACTGGGTAAGTTGTTCTTTTATGTGGCCTCGTGACCGCATGCCAGATCCTCAAGGCGGTAAGCGACTGGTTGAATATGGGTGCAAAGTAAAGTATAAAAAAGACTTTATGATGGTTCCTAGAAAGATAGAAACTCCGGATGATATAAGACCAAATACCAAGAAAGGAAAACTAGATAGGAAACTTATTTGGATAGTAGAGATTAGTATGCCTAAGCAACTGATAGTAGACATCGCTAGTGAAATAAAAGATGATGATTATTCAGGAGTAAGTGATGATCTTAGCATGACAGCAGAACCTCAATCCGCAGAAATTTCATCAATGCAAGGGTCTGGACCTGGTTCTGCTCCGGGTTCTGAACCTCCTTTGCCTGGAATGACACCTTAACGAGATCGAGAATAAAATATGGGACTTAGACAACTAGATTTAAAAGATACGATGCATAAAACATTCGAGATTGATTCGTATCAATCCAAGATAGGAAATGACGAGGATATAATTACTCTTTGTTTTTCATTTGATCAAAAAGAAGCAGCAAAAGATTTAATGGGATTTCTTGAAAGGGGGTATGATTATATTCTAGATTCAGACATGACTGAAGGTGAGCAATCAGACGGCACGTATAAGGTTTTTGTAGAGCTAGAAAGAGATCATAGATCACATGAAAAGATATTGGAAATCATTGAAGATGTAAAAAAACTAACAGGGCTAGATAAGCTGAGATTTAGGTACTATAAAAATTTCAGATCATTTGAATGTGACAAAGATAGCATAGAACGAGAAGTTCCTTCGGATCCCAACAAGTACGGAGTAAATGTACAGGAAAGTCAATATAGTAACTATAAGAACTATTTTAGTAATAGTTTTGTTGATACGGTTTATATAACAGAAAATGAAATAACATTAAAAAAAATCTATGCAGATCCTTTATTGTTTGATTTTATAGACTTTGGTAAAAAAACTGACATAATGAACACTATAACAGAATCTATAAACGTAAATGATTTTGCTGAAATTATATATCTTTCCAAATATATAGGTGATTATAATATAACAAAGTACGGTTCTAAAATAGTGTTAGAAAACAATGATTATTGCTTGGTTGTTTCGAGGGTAATAGTATGAATAATATATATAAAGTGACTAGATTAATAGATTCTGATCAAGATGAATGGTATAATTTAATGAAAGATATTTTACCAGACTATGAGATAGATACTGATAAACGAGTCGCAGCTTTTTATGCCCAGTGTGCACATGAAAGTGCTAATTTTTCCAGATTGAGCGAAAATCTGAATTATTCTTCGGATGCACTTGAAAGAGTGTTTTCTAAATATTTTTCTAAACGAGGAATAGATGCTTCGGATTATCACAGACAGCCTGAAAAGATAGCAAATCTAGTATATGCAAACAGAATGGGAAATTCTGATAGCCAATCCGGAGACGGTTGGAAATATCGAGGAAGAGGCATTATACAACTAACTGGGAAGTATAACTATTCTAGATTCGCTAAATACATGGGCATGGATCTAGATCATGTGATTAAGTTTCTAGAAACACAAGAAGGATCGCTCGTTAGCGCATGTTGGTTTTGGGACGAACATGACTTAAATTCATATGCAGATGAAGAAAACATCAAAGCTATGACTCGTGTTATAAATGGTGGGTACAACGGGCTAGAAGACCGTATACGCTATTATGAAAAAGCTTACTATGCTATACAAGACAGCAAGGACTTTTCTAGCACAGTGGTTAAAAAAGGAAGTACAGGAAAGCAAGTAGTTAAAATACAAAAAATCATAGGAGCAGTTCCTGACGGAGTTTTTGGAAATATAACAGAAAGATTAGTAAAAGTGTGGCAAAGTGATAATGGTTTGATACCTGATGGTATTGTAGGTCCTGCAACACTAGAGAAAATGATAGATTTATATGATTTATAAAATTCTTATAATACTGGTATCTTTGTTATTAATGTTAATTTTACTACTAGGTTGGTACTATAATTATAGTCAGACCGAGATAGAACAGTTAGACAAGCAAGTTGAAGAACTCACTGATTTACTAGAAACTAGTCAAGAATCATTTGCAAATCTTCAATTTGAATATGAAGAATCTAACAAACGTCTACGGTCCTTAAATAAACAGTTATCGCAGTCTAGAAGTAGAAATAAGATTCTAGAAGATAGGTTTACTGAGTATGAGATGAGTAAACGAGCTTTAGAAGATCCTGACTCAGCAGAAAGGGTAATAAACAAAGCTACAACAGACGCAAATCGTTGCTTCGAGATTCTTTCGGGCAGTGAATTAACTGATCAAGAAAAGGAAGCAGAAGATGAAACAGATTTTAATTCTATTTGTCCTTGGATTAGGGATAGCCTTATCTAGCGGATGTTCTTCAACACGAGACATAACAGTGTCTACGCTGTCAGTAGAACCTCCAAAAGTGACTATTCCTGATGTTGATGTACTAGTACTCAGAGATGTATCTTGGGTAGTGGTTACGTCTGAAAATATACAAGAAGAGTTTGATAAATTATCTGAGCAAGGACAGCGTCGTGTATTATTTGCATTGGGTCCAGATGGTTATAAAAACATATCATTGAATTTTTCTGATATATTGATGCTGGTAGAACAGCAGCAAGCTATAATACAAGTGTATAAAGAATACTACGAAAAAACTACTACAGATAGCGATAAGAATCAAAAATAAATATGTGATAGCAGGGAGAGCTATCATGGAATACTTGAAAAAATATGATCTGGATAATGATGGAACAGTTTCAGAAAAAGATGTTGAAGCAATGAAAGATTTGCATGAAATAGAAAGACTCAACAGAAAGCAGTCTACACAGAAAAAAATGGCATGGCTAGCTATGGCTATCATGGTTATTACTACGGTATTACTGCTCACGCCTCTTATTCCCACAGATCGTGTAAAAGCTTTGTCAGAGCTGTTGGGAATGTTTTATTTGTCTCAAGCTGGTATAGTAGGAGCTTTTATGGGCTTTTACATAGCGGACAAATTCAATAAAAAATAAACACCCCGGGGTTTCAGGGTTTAATTGAATTCTATTAAACCCTTGATTTACTCTATTACCTAATGTAATCATATCTTTTTATACGTATATAAATATTATAAACATATAAAGAGAGGAATGCATGGACTTTTATGAAATTTTACAAGTAGATTGTAGTGCATCAGAAGAAGTTATAAAGAGTGCTTATAAGAAAAAAGCAATGGAAGCTCACCCGGACAGGGGAGGAACAGACGAAAAGTTCAAGCAGGTAAAAGAAGCATATGAAACTCTGAGCAATAAAAATAAACGCATGGGCTACGACCTTAAGTATAATAAAAGACAGCCGAGAAACTTCAAGATTGACGGACGTGAATTAAAGAATGTATTTGTTAAAAGTTCTAGATATGGTACTAACAAAGATATTATTGTAATGTTAGATCTGAGCTTATCGGATGTGTTTAATGGTAGAATTTTTGTTGTAAGTTATACAACGTCAGGTAATAAACACGAAGAGATTCCTGTAAAAATACCTAACAATATCACATCTAATCATCATATTCGTTTTGATCAACGAGGTGATGATATGATAAGCATGGCACCTAGAGGTAATCTTGTAATCAGAGTAAAAATAAAAGGTGACAAAAAATGGGGAATTTCTGATAGTGACATTGATTCCACGCAAGAAGTAAACATATTTGACTTGATGACAGGCACAGTAATTGAAGTAGTTACTCCTGAGAATAAAAAATTGAAAATCAAAGTATCTCCGGGAACTCAGCCTGGAACAGTATTGAGAGTTTCAGGACAAGGATTATATTCTGCTGATAAAAGAACGAGAGGGGATATAAAGATTACTCTAAATGCCAGTGTTCCTGCAGTTGTAGATGAAGAACTCAAGAAAAAAATAACTGATTTCAAGGACTGTCTGGGCAAAAGCGTTAAAAAACACGTGTGAATATTATTGTTGAAATCTCGATGATTTTTTGATATGATAGAGGCATAAGATTTTAACTACGAAATAAAAGAGGATTAGATATGGTAGAACCTAGTGACGTTCTAAAACTAGTTTTTGAAAAAGCAGTTGATGATGCTAAAAAACTAAAACACGAGTATATTACTATCGAACACATCTTGTTTGCTATGTTGTGCGAAGAAGATTTTTATGAAAAAATAAAAAGTTACGGAGCAGACCCTTCTTATTTAAAGTCAAACATTGAACATTATCTGCAACATAATCTAGCTGAGATAAAAATCAGTAAAGACTCAGATTACAAGCCCAAGAAAACTTATGCTGTTGAGCGCGTGTTGAATCGTGCATTCACACAGGTTTTATTTAGCGGGCGACCGTATATAGAACTAGAAGATATGCTTATCAGTATTCTTGCAGAAAAGAAGTCTATGAGTGTTTACTATCTAGGACAACTAGGTATCACTAAAAAGACTTTTTCAGAATATGTCAACAGTGACTTTGAAGAAGATGAAGATGATATTCCTGCAGATGCTATGAAACGAGTTCTGTCCCAGTTCACTACAAACCTGAATGCTCAAGTATCTAGCGGGCGAGTAGATAAAATGATAGGTCGAGAAGACGAACTAGAATCTATATCACTATCACTGGGAAGAAGATCAAAGAATAATGTTCTTATGGTAGGTGATCCCGGAGTAGGAAAAACTGCTATTGCAGAAGGACTGGCTTGGAATATTGTGAATAAACAAGTCCCTAAATTTTTGCAAGATTATACTGTTTATAGCTTGGATATAGGATCTATGATAGCAGGTTCTAAGTACAGGGGAGACTTTGAAGAACGATTTAAAGCAGTTATAGCTTCACTCAAAAGCAAAGGTAAAACAATATTGTTTATTGATGAAGCTCATATGATGCTAGGAGCAGGATCAGGCAATAGTAATTCTGCTAATGATATGGCAAACATGATTAAGCCTGCTCTTTCTAGAGGTAACATAAAAGTTATAGCTTGTACCACATGGGAAGAGTATAGACGATTCTTTGAAAAAGATCGTGCTTTGATGAGGCGATTCCAAAGAGTGACTGTGGATGAGCCTTCAATCGAAGTAGCCAAAGATATTCTATTAGGTATAAAAAAGTACTATGAAGAATATCACTCTACGTCGATTTTGGATAGTGCAGTCGAGGCAGCAGTTGATCTTAGCCACAAGTATCAAACTGATAAAAAACTTCCTGATAAAGCCATAGACCTGATTGATATATCGTGTTCTAGATTTAACTTGATGCCCGATGATGTCGAGCGCGTTGTTTCTGATGCAGATATTCAAAGAGAGATAGCTAATATCACCAAGATACCTCTAGAACAAATAACTGAAAAAGAGTCTTCTAGTTTGATAAACCTAGAAGAATCTTTGAAAACAGCGATATATGGCCAAGATCATGCCATTGATGACATTGTGGATAGAATCTTTATTGCTCATGCAGGCCTCAAAAGCGGAAATAAACCTATTGGTTCATTTGTATTCATGGGTCCTACTGGAACTGGAAAAACAGAATCTGCCAAGCAACTAGCAAAAGCACTAGGAGTAAAGCTGGTAAGATTTGATATGAGTGAATTTCAGGAGAAACATTCCGTTTCTAAATTAATAGGATCTCCTCCTGGTTATGTTGGTTATGAAGACAATGATGGACTTTTGATATCAAAGTTGCAAGAAAATCCTTCTTGTGTTCTTTTATTAGACGAAATTGAAAAAGCTCATCCGGATATAAGTCAGATCTTGTTACAGATCATGGACAATGGATTCATAACTTCATCAAAAGGCAAGACTGTTGATGCTAGGAATTGCATTTTAGTTCTAACAACGAACTTGGGAGCATATGATGCAGAAAAAAATGCAATTGGTTTTAGAGAAAATATAGAAAAAGACTATGAAGACACGGAACTAAAAAGATTTTTTGCACCAGAGTTTAGAAACCGTCTTGATGCGATAGTGACTTTCAAAAAATTATCCAAAGAATCTATGATTCAAATAGTCCATAAGTTCATAAATGAATTGAAGGATATGCTTGTAAGCAAGAATGTATGGATCACGGTAACAGATAAAGCTGTTGATTATTTGGTAAGCAAAGGCTTCGACAGCAAAATGGGAGCAAGACCTCTCCAACGTATTATAGACAACGAGATAAAAACTGCGCTTTCTAGGAAAATTCTTTTTGACAGCTCAAAAAATGGTGCCAATCTAGTAATTGATGTTTCAGATGAAAAAATAACTATTGCTGAGGAATAAAATATGATACACAGAGATTCTGATAGGATGTATTATGGAAAGTATTTTTTTAAACTTCGGGTGGAAGGTCTTAAAAATTTTACCTGTTTTGCAATAAAAGAAATAAACAAAGAAAAGATGTCCTATATTGATCCTGAATTAAGGGAGATTCGTAATATTTTAGACAGTATAAAAGACAAAAGAATAGCGTGTTCATATAGTTCACTATCCATTTACGCCAATGACCTCATTACTTTGCGTAAGATAGGAGACTTCATTTCATCGAATGATAATGTTTCTAGGGTATTTATGTATAGTGCTGTGAAATCCGACGGTTCTCACTTGGAAAAAAATACGATTGTATTGAAAAACAAGATACCGTTTAAGTATCGAGTTACACTGGGAAATGCTAAAAATATAAAAAGCTTTTATACATTTGCAGTAAATAATCCCTCATTGGTAAAAGTTTCTAGCACTGTACTTGATAAGATAAAAAACAATCATAATGTGGAAGGAAGATACATTTATGTAAAAGATGACAAGTCATTGATGTTATCAAAGATGTCTTTGAATAACATACGACGGGTTGATAGGCTGGTATTTAAGTAGTATCTGTCTTTAATTTAAATTTATTCACTGTTTGCATAAATAATTTTATGTCAAACAGTGAAATACTTTTAGAGTCATCATATCATCCTGACGATAGTTCTGTTGAGATACTAGTCAGTGACCCTGCAGAAGGTGACGGTTACTACGGGCGTAGTGACGGTTTACACACAGTACAATATTCTTACGATAATTTTATCGGCACTATACGAATACAAGCCACTATAATGCTAGAGCCTCTTGAACAAGATTGGTTCGATGTGGTTGTTGATGAAATACTAGATCAGTCCGAAACAAAAATCCATAATTTTGTAGGAAATTATGTATGGGTTCGTGCATACGTTGAATTTGAAAAAGGATATTTGCGAGCAATAAGATTAAAGAGCTAGAAATGAGTAATTATATAAGAATAATAATAGAAAATACAAAATCCTCAAAAAAATTAACAGAATCAGTATTAAAAGAGTATAAAGTAAAAGACTCAGGTGTACTGATATATGAAATTCCTCTGAGAAAAGACCTCTCAACCAAAGAATCTAATAGATTTGCTGAAAAGATGAGTAATTTTTTATTTGATCAAGGGTTTACTAGTTTTGATATCGAATTTTCTTCAGAAAAATACGATTTTGACAAGAAAAATATCAATGAAGAGACATATCACGGTGATGATTTCTTTAAAGAATACGATATTTTAGGGTATGTTGAAGGAGATGCGTTATGGGAAGCGGAATATCAAGGTAGGAAAGTCACTCTCAACAAGCCTATGCGAGGTGATGTGAAAAAATTCAAGGTATATGTACGTGATCCCAAGACTAAAAATGTGAAAAAAGTAAATTTTGGTGATCCGAACATGAGAATCAAAAAATCTGACCCGAAACGGCGACGTTCTTTTAGAGCAAGACATAACTGTGATAATCCCGGACCAAAAACTTCAGCAAGGTACTGGAGTTGTAAAAAGTGGTAAGACATTTGTACCTTATAAGTTGGTGATTTCTATGAATTTAGTTGAAATGTTTAATAATGAACCAGATCCATATGATTATGATATGGCTGATGATATAATTTTTTTCATGAAAAATGATTCTGATTTTTATAGAAAGCACTATTTTCCTTTATTTGTCAAGATAAGCGATATGCAGAAGTCAGACAAGGATTATGATTGGGGAGCCGATGTAAAACAAGTCATTTTGACGGCTATAAAAGAATATTCTGAAAAGTTCGGTGTGCCTTTAAAAGTAATAAGTAAAAAACAAAATCTAATATCAAATATAAAAAATCAACTATGGGAACATGAGTTAGAAAATATCAATAATGGTGCTTATTAATGAGAGTGCGAGAACTATACGAAGGCGGGAATCTTAGAATAGGAACAGCACGTGCACAGGGTATTCCCACAGAACAGCGTGATTACTTTATAAAAGTAATCGATGATTTTTTACTCGCGCTTAATACTTTATTTATAGAACGATACAATAAACCTTTGTGGTCTGATACAACCTTTAAGAAAAAACTGTTTTTTGCAGGATCTAGTCATTATTTCTTTAAAAAAGAAACAATATCAAACAGTGAGTTATCAAGAGTTAAAGAGTCGCTGGGAGATGTAGATTTGATGATAGACAAAGATTATCAAAGCGAACTAACTGATCTTCTGGAAAATATAACAATAGGGCAAACGGTGGGATCAGCGAGATATATGGGTTACACTCAATCTGGTCCTAGAATGTTATTGACTATGTGGAGCTTTCCGAATAAAGAAAACCAAATCAATGTTCAAGTGGACATGGAATTAAAGGATTTCATAAACGGTGTACCTAGTGAATGGAGTGTATTTTCAACCAGCTCAAGCTATAGTGACTTTTTAAGTGGGATCAAGGGTGTTTTTCATAAATTGCTGATACAAAGTATACCTGCTTATGATAAAACTGTTTTTATGCTTAAAGATCATAGAAAGCTAGGATCTAATTATGATATGACAGTTGATACATTATATACTTTTGCTATAGGTGCAAAGCAAGGAGGTGGTTTGCGAGAAAAATACAAGCCTGTGATGGATAGTTCCGGCAAACAACAAAAGTATGTAGAAGGACTGCCTGTTTACGAGAGAAAAAGATTAGTAGAATATGAAACAGATATTGAAAAAATATTTCATAAAATATTTGATGGAATAATAGGACAAGATATTTTATCTAGGAATAAACAAAGGTTATGGAGTTTTATAGGATTAGTGAATATAATAAAAGATCATATGTCCCGCAGGCACAAAGAAAAAATATTTGAAGATTTTATAAAAAGATGCTTTCCCAACAACGGGAAAGGTTTATACGCTAATAATCCAGCAAAAGACAAAGAAGAAAAATTAAAAGCAGTTACTAGGATATCTAGGGAACTAGGTGTGTCACTAACTCCGGAACTTAATCAAAGAATACAAACGTTTTACAGAAAATATAAAATATCATGAAAGATAAAACAGATATACAGTCATTAAAAAAGCTAGCAGGGTTAGACAACAATAGAAAACAGGATTTATCAGGATCTAATATAAGCGTAACAGGCACGGAAAAGCGAAGAATAGAACGTGAAAATAATATAAAGCCCGGAACTGATGAGTGGTTCAAGCTTTGGTTTTCTTTGCCGTACATGACCGGGGAAAATCCCAGAGATTTGGATAATAAAAATGAAAATAAGTGAAATTATCAGAGAAACTACCAGCGCAGGTGCTATTGCTAGTGTTGCCAATCCCAGTGCGACTACTAAAAAGAAAAAAAATAAAAAACAAAAAAAGTTCAAAAATGCCTTGGATTCCGATAATATTTTTCAAGGTCATGTAATAAAGAGATAATATCATAAATATATAAAAAGGTACAAAATGAACAAGAAAGTAAAAAAAATAAATGAGGAACTAGCAGAGTTAGCTGATATAGCAGAACGAGATCATGAAGTACAAATGGCAAGATCAGACTTGTATAAATTAGCCAAGTACTCGATAAAACTTCATGATATGTTAAAAAGGGTTTCTGAAGAAACAGGTATAGAAGGATGGCAACAATCAAAGATTACCAAAGCAGCAGACTATATTTCTTCTGTATATCATAGTCTTGATTATGATATGAACTCCGGGATCAATATGCCTTTGGATTCTATAGACACAGACAGCGATGATGTATATAAAAATGATCTAAAGTACAAACTAGAGAGCAAAGTATACAAACGGTGATATATAATGAAAAAAGATAGTATACAAAGCTTAAAAGAACTTGCAGGAATCCAAGACAACTGTAATTGTTTTACGTTTGAAAACATAGTACATTCATTTAACAGAGGAAGACAATCAGTTAAACCTGGCGGTAGTTTAGGACCTGACAGGTTAGAACGAGCAGCAACATCCACAGGACCAGGCTCAACAGTTTCTTTTGGAAATTCCAGTCAACCAAATAAAAACTATAATAAAACCAAGGATTTATTAAACCCTAGATTGTCCAAACAACTAGTACCGTATCAGAATGCACTATTTAACGTAGTAAACAACCCTGAACTCATGGCAGAATTCCAAGAATTTATGAAACGTGCCGGCTCCAGGCAGTATAAAAGAGTAAATAATACACAGTGACACAATGGTACTCAAAAGAAGCAGCGCGGTTTTTACAAAAGATTTATTCTTAACAACTCCTATAGAAGAGTCACTACTGGAAACACTGCATCTAGATTCTTTTGATAAAGATGGGTATGAACTAGAAAGCGTTTTAGAACAGAGTTTTTATCAAGCAGATAACAGAATATTAAACACAAAGATACAAGATCATATATCAGATAGTAGTGTTTGGTTTTATGATGATGAAAAGTCTCAGAAAGGTCTGGTACTAGATCATTCCATGATTTTGACTAGATGCTCGTTTAGCGGGCAAGCACGTGAACAATTAATTAGGTTTTCAAAAAATCGTCCTATACTGAATAAATTACTAGCACTTCGTCCAAAATGGGGACTGGATTTTAGTCTTGATTTTGTAGAAGAGTGTCGTTGTTTTGAAGTAATACACATCGAACAAGATTTTCTAAACTATCAAGATGCACAAGAAGCAAAGTATCAACTAGAAAATATGATAGAATCTGTTGATTGGTTTCACGGTGCTAAGATGCTAAAACGAAATTTCAGCGAATGGTCAAGCTTAAACAGTGATGATCAATCAGACTATAAAGCTAGATATTTTGGATTTTATAGAGCATTCGACAACTTAAAAGCATTCAACTATTGACATAGTTCTATACTTGTCATATAATTTCACTACTTAACAAAGAGGTGAATATGAGCGATAGAACTTATGGTCCAGAAGAAAAATCCAAGCTTGAGCGTCTTATCAATGAAGGTGTAATTGTTCTACAAGAAGTAGAAGACTTGCAACAAGGTCTAAAAGATACTGTGAAATCAGTAGCAGAGGAACTAGACATCAAACCTGCACTTATAAACAAAGCAATAAAAATTGCCAAGAATCGAGATTGGGACAAGTATAACGACGAGTTCGAAGATCTTGAAACTATTGTTGTAACTGTTGGCAGAGACAAGTGAAAAAATTGATTTATTTTTGGATAGACAGTTATAGATCAGATCCCACGGCTTTTAAGTTTGAAGTTGTGAGTTTTGTTTTTACAGTCTGGGCGTCTATGAGTCTAGCATTGAACGCTGATAATCCTAGTATGGTAACAGTCTATCCTTTATTTTTAATAGGGTCCGTAACGCAGTTTATAGCTAGCTTGCGAAGAAGAGCAGCGTGGATCGCGTTACTTACATTTTATTTTGCATGTATTAATATCTTTGGCTTTTTTAGAGCCATAGCGTGGATTTAGAGGACGTTGCATGAGTTATGTTGACGGTTTTTTTGATAGAGAACATGACATTATAAAGATAGTTGAAAGAAAGGATGGTAACAGAGTATATCGAGAGTATCCTGTTAAATATACATTTTACTATGAAGATCCAAAAGGAAAACACAAGAGCGTTTATAATACTCCTTTATCAAGAATTATCTGCAAAAACACCAAAGATTTTCGAAAAGAACTGGCTATCAATAAGAACAAAAAGTTATATGAAGCGGATGTAAATCCGGTATTTCAGTGTCTTAGTGAAAACTACTTGAATCAAGATTCACCTAAGCTGAATATAGCATTTTGGGATATAGAAACTGATTTTGATCCCGAAGCCGGATTTGCTCAGCCTAGTGATCCGTTTATGCCTATTACTGCGATTTCTGTTCATCTACAGTGGATAGAAACTTTGATAACACTAGCGATTCCTCCCAAGGGAATGAGCATGGAAGAAGCTAGAGAATGTGTGTCAGAGTGGGGAGATCAAGTTGTTTTATTTGAGAATGATCAACATGGAAATGGTGAAAAGCAGATGCTTTCTACATTTTTAGATCTTATCGCAGATGCAGATATAATAAGCGGGTGGAACTCAGAAGGATATGATGTTCCTTATACGGTTAATCGTATAAGCAGAGTACTAAGCAAAGATGATACCAGACGTTTTTGTTTATGGGATCAGTTGCCTAAAAAACGAGAATTTGAGAAATTTGGGAAAGCAACTGAAACCTATGATTTTCTAGGACGTGTCCATCTAGATAGTCTTGAACTATACAGAGAATATACCTATGATGAACGCCACTCATATAGACTAGATGCTATAGGAGAAATCGAGATAGGAGAAAACAAAACTGTTTATGAAGGCACACTAGATCAATTGTATAATAATGATTTCAAGACCTTTATTGAATATAATAGACAAGACGTTGCATTGCTAGATAAACTAGACAAGAAACTCAAATTTATTGACTTAGCTAATGAACTAGCGCATGCTAATACTGTGTTATTGCCTACAACACTAGGCTCAGTTGCAGTAACTGAACAAGCAATTATAAATGAGGCACATCGCAGAGGCATGCATGTTCCTAATAGACCTAAAAAATGTGAAGGGTCTACTCAGTCAGCAGGTGCATATGTAGCTTATCCTAAAAAAGGCTTACACAAGTGGATAGGATCTATAGACTTGAACTCACTATATCCTAGTGTGATACGTGCATTAAACATGGCTCCGGAGACAATCATCGGACAATTACGTCCTGAATACACTGACAAAATGATAGAAGATTCTATGTTAATGAAAAAATCATTCGCAGAATCGTGGGAAGGTCATTTTTCTAGTCTTGAATATAAAGCTGTTATGGAACAACGAAAGGACATGCCAATATGTATTGATTGGGAAACAGGAGAATCAGAAGTATTAAGTGCTGCTCAAGTCTATAAATTAATATTTGAGAGCTATAAACCTTGGATGCTTAGCGCAAACGGCACTATATTCACTACAGAGTTTGAAGGTATTATACCGGGTATTCTTAAAAGATGGTATCAAGAAAGAAAAGATCTTAAAAAGATGAAAGAAAAAGCCGAAGAAGCTGGGCTAGCAGAAGAGGTTGCGTTCTGGGACAAGCGCCAGCATGTGAAAAAAATCAATCTTAATTCACTGTATGGTAGTTTATTGAATTCGGGTTGTAGATTTTTTGATAAAAGAATAGGTCAATCTACTACGCTAACAGGACGACAGATTGTAAAGCATATGAGCGCCGAAGTTAATAAGATAATAACAGGTGAATATGATCATGTTGGAAAATCTATTATATACGGTGATACAGATTCCACTTACTTCTCTGCATATCCTGTTCTCAAAGATGACATAGAACAAGGCAAAGTGCCTTGGACTAAAGAAAATATATCATTGTTGTATGATCAGATCAGTGATCAAGTAAATGATTCATTTGTGAAGTTTATGAAACAAGCATTTCATTGTCCCAAATCCAGGGCTGATGTTATACGAGCAGGTAGAGAAATAGTTGCTGAATCAGGGTTGTACATCACTAAGAAAAGATATGCAGCATTGGTCTACGACGAAGAGGGATATAGAAAAGACATAGACGGTAAGCCTGGTAAGATAAAAGCCATGGGATTGGATCTAAGAAGAAGCGATACTCCTGTTTATATGCAGAATTTTCTAAAAGAAATACTTTTAATGGTTCTAACAGGAAAACAAGAGCAAGAAGTAACACAAGCTATATATGAGTTCAGAAAAAGTTTCAAAGATATGCTAGGATGGGAAAAAGGCTCACCTAAGCGAGCTAATAACATAAGTCATTTTAGGCGCTTGGAAGAAAAACAAGGTAAAGCCAGAATGCCTGGTCATGTAAGAGCTAGCTTAAATTGGAACAACCTTAAAAAAATGAACAGTGACAAGTACTCTTTGGAAATCGTAGATGGCATGAAAGTCATAGTTTGCAAACTCAAGCAGAATCCATTGAATTTTACATCTATTGCTTATCCTACAGATCAATTAAGATTGCCTGAATGGTTTAAAGAACTTCCATTCGATCATGAAGCTATGGAAGAGACTATCATTGATAACAAAATAAAAAACCTCATAGGTGTTTTGAATTATGATCTAGAGTCCACTAAGTGCCATACTACGTTCGGATCTTTGTTTGATTTCGTATAACATAGTTGACATTCTTCGGGTTTTTTTATATAATTAACAAAAGGAGACAAATAGTGAAAGATATTTTACTTGATATAGTAACACATACTCATTCTTTGGGATTTTTATCTCTGATAAAAATATCCGAAAATGAAGACAAAACACAAACAACTATTGAGTCAATGGCCGAAGATCGTTCGGTTATACTACAAGGTTATTCTCATAAAATTGTTCCTGAGTTTAACGGCACATTTGGAATGGGTAACTTGGAAAAACTTAATCTCTTGGTTAAGAATCCTGAATATCGAGAACATGCCAAGATAGAAGTAGTAACAGGAACTAGGAATAACGAGATTGTTCCTACCCATATACATTTTGAAAATCAGCACGGTGATTTCCAAAATGATTATAGATTCATGAATAAGACTATTGTTGAGGAAAAAGTAAAGTCATTAAAATATAAAGGTTCCAAGTGGGATATTGTATTTGAACCTAGTGCATCTGCGATTTCTAGAATGAAATTGCAGAGTGCAGTTCATACCGAAGAGCCTTTGTTTAATGTTAGAACTGAAAATAAAGATTTGATTTTTAGTTTCGGAGACCAAAATACTCACGCAGGACAGTTTGTTTTTGAGCAGAGCGTGAATGGTATTCTACACGGAACACAGTCTTGGCCGGTTGCTCAAGTACAGTCTATACTAAATCTAACTGGTCGAGTAGAAATGAGCATAACCAACGGAGCTATGCAGATATCAGTAGATAGCGGTTTGGTAAATTATAATTATATACTTCCTGCGCACAGCAAATAATATACAGGCATTTACATGAAACAATTTGAATCTGATTTTTTTCTTATAGATAAAAATTTTTCGATTTCCAAAGAAAGGTTAAATACAGTTGCAAGAAATAAAAAAACTCTGTATGTTACGGGTATTCAAGATGTTAATACCGTAGTTAAATATTTTAACAAATATGATTGTGATCATATTTATTTCGGAGCAAATGCTAGTTTTGATGTATGCTCCGAAGATGAATGTATTCATTGGGAATCGATGATTTTCTATTTTCTACGAAAAGATATATTGTGTTCTCTAGAGATTCCGGTCGATGTTAATACGTACTTAACAGATTCAAATTTAAATGAGTTTCATAATTTTATTCCATTGATCAAAGTTTCTATACCGAACCTTCACTTGTGGAATTATAATACTTCTCTAAAATTAGACGATAGTGTTAAAGCTGATTCGTTTGAGTCAGCATGCTATAATGTATATCAATCAGACGACAATAATTATGAATTGTTTGTATAAGTATGGCATTTAATCATGATCACCAAACACAGTAGTTATATTTTTATTACATTTCAACGAGAAGGTGTACACGCTTTTCCTCGAGCAGGATCTGATCCTAGGTTAGCAACAGGGTCTTGGGATGATGTTTCTTTTTTACAGTACCCGCATAGACATATCTTTCATTTTACTGTAAAGATACAAGTAGAACACAATGACCGAGAAATAGAATTCATACAGTTCAAGCGTCGTTGTGAAAGATTATATAGCGTGGACAACTGTCTAGATCTAGATAACAAGTCTTGTGAAATGATTGCAGAAGAGTTAATTGACCAGATATCAAAATGGTACCCTGGCAGAGAAATAGAAGTAATAGTTTCCGAAGATGGTGAAAACGGATCTATTTTGAATTATGTACCATAAAAATAAAAAGTGAGGTATACTAAATGGCAAGTAAATTCCCCCCAGTAAGAAAAATTTTTGAAGATCTTGAAAAATTCAAGGAATTTTGTACAACTCCCCCAGGCAGACCTTTTGACGAAGCGGACTTGTATAGAGAAGAATCTCCAGTGTGGAAAGAGTATAAAAAACACTTAGCGGTACAAAGAACCAAAGCTAGAAACAAACGGTAACAGTATGAAACCTACGATCTGGATATTTTCAATTGAGCCTTTGGAAACACGTTATACAGCACAGTGGCACAAATACTTCCCAATTCTTTTAGAAGACACATTGGGTAGTGATTTTAATATAGTACAGGTGGACGGTATTCAGCGAGAGACAGAGACTTCTCAAGGAGCATTTCTTAATTTTGCAGATACTAATTATTGGAAAAGTTCTCAATTGTGTAATTTTTTAGATTTGCACAGTAAGGGCAAAACTTCCACTGATGACAAATTTATTTTTACTGATGCATGGAATACCAGTATACTGCAGTTGAAATATATCTCAGATTTGTTAGGTTATAATTGGCAAATACACGGATTGTTTCATGCCGGAAGCTGGGACAAGCAAGATTTTCTAGGAAGATCAATGGGATCATCTGCTTGGGTCAAACACACAGAAAAAGCATTATTTCATGCGCTGGATTTTTCATATTTTGCTACAAATTTTCATATTAGAATGTTCGTGGATGGAATATTGGATGAAAAAGATCTAAGTCACGCTAGTAATAATAGTATAATTAGATCAGGATGGCCCATGGAATATCTCTATGCTGAGCTAGAACCTTTTAAAAATGCAAAAAAGCAAGATATTATTCTGTTCCCGCATCGGAAAGCACCTGAGAAACAACTAGAAATTTTCTTGGATCTTAAATCCAGGTTAACAGAATACGAGTTTGTGGTTTGCCAAGATAAAAAGCTCTCTAAACAAGAATACCATGAGTTGCTGGCAAGATCTAAGATAGTGTTTTCAGCTAACTTGCAAGAAACGTTAGGAATATCTTCTTGTGCAGAAGGTCCCTTAATGGAATGTATTCCTCTTTGTCCTGATAGACTGAGTTATACAGAAATATTCGATGAGTATCCTGAATTTTTGTATCCCTCTCATTGGACCGAAGATTGGAATTGCTATGAACATAACAGAGCTAGTGTAATAAAACTAATACGCAATGCTATAGAAAACTATGATAGTATACTACCTTCTGTTAAAAGATATAATCGACGTACTTACGTGGAATACTTTCATTCAGGTGAGTTACTGACCAGATTGATAAATTAATATTATGAAAAACTCAAGATGGACTGAGAAAATAGTTGACAATTATATTTTTTTAATGTATAGTTAATAACATGAAATCAAATATGAGTGTAAAAAATGAAAATATCTGAAACAATTCTAGTAGCAACAATGATGACTGTTACTACAGTGGCTATTTCTGATGAAATGAATCAATTTATCGAGGATTTTAATAAAGCTACTGCTAAACAAGATAGTACACAAGACAGGATATGTGACTTTCAGGAAGTAATGCAAGCAAATGGTGCAATTTCTATAGTAAAAGACTGCAATCCTGATGAGGATAAATGAAATTATTTATTGACGATACTAGAAATCCACCAAACGAAGACTATATGGTGGCAAGATCTTACGATGAAGCTATTCATATACTGAGAAGTAAAGGGTGTCCTGAATATATTAGTTTCGATCATGATTTAGGAAGCACAGATAAGTCAGGGTATGAAATAGCAAAATGGATCATAAATTCAGATCTAAATAAAAAAGGTTTGTTTATACCTAAAAATTTTAGATTTTCTGTTCATTCACAAAATCCAGTAGGTGCAGAAAATATACGAAGTGCATTAACATGTTATCTTAATGAAAGAGACAACAGACAAGGTTTATAAAATGATAGAGGTTAATCTAAGAAGAGCACATCTTATACAGCAAGATTTAAAAAATCTTATTACTGATCTTGAGTTTCAAGTAACTCAGGATCTAAAACTGAACTTGAGTGTTTTTGAGAAAAACATTGAAGATGTTCAACAAAGAAAAAGAGAAGAACTTCTGAGTTTGGTCGATAGGATAAACTCTTTGTACTCAGTGTTATATGATATTAGATCTTTGATTAGCAAACGTAATCACTCATCAGGAGTGGATAAACTATTAGCAGAAATTTGTATTTTAGATAAAAGAATCGATTTGTATCAGGAATTATCCACATCTGCGCCTGCTATGGATGTGAGCAGCATAGTTGATAACATGAATTATATAAAAGAGCACCAATCTTTTGGTTTATCCGTATCTTCAGGATCTTTAAACGAAAATGATATAAACAAATACGGAAAAAAGTTCAAAGAACTAAAAATACAAAAACGAGAATTGCAAGACAAGTTGCTATCTTTGAATGTAAATTCTTTGATAGTTATAGATGATGCGTTGTTAAAACAAGAAGGCATTATTTAAAGATTTTGGTAGTATACACTTGAAACTACCCGGATAAATTTAGAAAACGAGAACAGAAGATATATTTAAACTGGAGTCGAACTATTCAAGGTTCATGATAAATTGCGTTATCTGATATATTTTTTTGTTTATTGCTAATCAGAGCGCACTTTTGATATTTGTTTTTGATCATTGAATGATGTTCATTGTTATTCTGTAACTCATCTAATTTATCCGTTATATTTCACATTCTAAATTAGAATTTTATTATATAATTAATAAGGAGAAAAAAATGACAGCGATAGGTTTATTCTTAGCGTCTAGTATGATGATGGTTATTTTCGATCAAGAACGGGAACCGAGATTTGAAGATTATTTTGTTCAATATAGTTGTGAAGATACTCCTGTTGAGTATTTTACCAAAGCAACACTTAAATATTCGGGATATGATTATTATGCGGCGCTATACAAGTAAATTAGTCTTGATTTTTTCTATGTTTCTGTGTAGTATTGCATACTCTGATGTAAGAGTAGAGATAACCAGGGATCTAGTAGACCAGAAGCAGATCGTTGTTCAGCAGTTCCATGACATGGATGCTTTTGAGATGTGGATGGTTAATAGACTAGAAACCCAAGGTTGTGATCCTTATGTTACTAGTGTTGTAATAAGTATTAATCCACAAAACCAAACAGAGACTGATATGTGAGTTTTATAAACAGAGTAAACAACATAGATTCTATATTTTTTAATGAGTTTTATCCTTATATTATACAGTTTAAGGATTTTGATTATGATACACTTGAAGGTCTAGCACGAATGAATCTTTTACCTAAAGATAAATTAGTAGAATGGGCAATATCTAGTGTATCAGGTCTAGAAATACATTCTGAGAAAGGCAAGGATTTTTCAGATAACAGCGACTGTAAAACAGTAGTGAGTCAAGCAAGAATAACTGGTTCTAGTAAGTATGCTAGATGGACTAACAGCTTTAAAGTAAGCAATATTTCATCAAAGATAGGTGCTTTGCGTGTTGTTGCTTACAACAAAGTTCCGGAAAAATTTCATTATTTTTATATTCCTAATCAAGCTTTTAAAAGCTGTAAAAATTGTCTAGAAATTAATATAGAGCAAGTGAGTTTGAAGCAAGAACCTAATTACTGTTTTAATGGTATAAGGACCAGAGATTTTAAATGGTGGAACTTTGAATGTTCTTCGTTTGAAGAACTCTGTAAAATAAAATAACTTATACGAGGGTATAAAATGTCCGGAAAAGGTTCAAGATACAGGCCAGTAAACAAGAAAAAATTTGATCAAGGTTGGGATAGAATTTTTGGCAACAAAAAACAAGATCCTGAAATCAAAGAAGAAAAACAAACAACTAACAAACTAAAGGTGAATTATGACTGAATTAAAAGAAGGTATGAGAGTTCCGTATGATGTAGTTATCAAGAATATCGAAGGTTCTGAGGTAGTTGAATACACAACTGAATCTATTTTCAAAGGTAATAAAGTGGTGGTATTTTCACTTCCTGGAGCATTTACGCCTACGTGTTCTTCTACTCATGTTCCTCGTTACGAGCATTTGTCTAATCATTTTTATAACCTGGGAGTTGATGAAATTGTTTGTGTGTCAGTTAATGACATGTTTGTAATGGATGCTTGGAAGCAAGATCAACAATCATACAACATTGATTTTATGCCTGATGGAAACGGTGAGTTTACTGAAAAAATGGGAATGCTAGTAGACAAAAGTGATCTGGGTTTCGGCAATCGTTCCTGGAGATATTCTATGTATGTAGAAGACGGTATAATTAAAAAAATGTTTGTTGAACCTGAAGTAGAAGGTGATCCTTTTGAAGTTTCAGATGCAGATACAATGCTATCTTATCTAAAAGAGTTGAAAGGGGATACCACTGACTTCCCATCAGATGTGTTGATTATTACCCGTTCCGGTTGTCCTTATTGTGAACGCGCAAAAGAAATACTTATTGAAACATGTTATGACTTTAACGAACTAGAAGTTAATAGAGACATTGCCGAAACGGGACTGCGAGCAGTTAGCGGAAAGTCTACAGTGCCTCAGATATTTATTGATAGTAAATATATCGGAGGTCTTGATGAACTAGAAACACTGTTCAACAACTGATGACCGGATCAGTGGTATAAATTAAAAAGTCATCTCTGTAATGAGATGGCTTTTTTTATGTGTTGACAAATAATTGATAAAATACTATACTAAAGTATGTAATAGTACTTTTAAATATTGGTGAAAAATGAAAATATCCGAACATATAAAGCAACGACTTGAAGACAATGGTGTTCGTTATTGGGCTAATGACAACATTGCTGACTTTATAACTGAAGAAGAGAAAAAACTACTAGTACAAGAACTAAAAGATTCTTTTGAGTCAGTTCTAGATAGCTTGATAATTGATAGAAACACTGATCCTAATTCTCATGATACTGCACACAGATTAGCTAAGATGTATGTCTATGAGATAATGAGCGGGAGATATGAAAGCAAACCCTGTGCTACAGCATTCCCTAATGACAGAGATGAGTCTTATACAGGAATGCTAGTAGTTCGATCAGAGATAAAAAGTGTTTGTTCACACCATCATCAACCTGTGACTGGAGTAGCATATATAGGTATACTGGCTGCTAATACACTAGTAGGATTGTCAAAATATTCCAGAATTGCACAATGGTGCGCTAGAAGAGGCACTCTGCAAGAAGAGTTGGCAATGGATATTGCCACAGAGATCAAGAAAGTAACAAACAGTGATGATATTGGCGTTTATATTTCAGCTCGTCACGGGTGTTGTGAAAACAGAGGAATAATGGCACACAGTTCAGTGACACAAACAACCGTGCTCAGGGGTGCATTCAAAGAAGACAACGGGACTAAACAAGAATTTTATGATAATATCAAGCTTCAACAACAACTAGCTAGAGACTAGTATTATATAAGGGGAAAAATATGATATTCGAAATAAGTCACAAATATGTTACACAGACGGGAGGTGTTAATGTCTAACAAAAAGCTTAGATATTCTGAAATATTTAATTCAATTCAGGGAGAAGGTCTTCATGTGGGTACTCCTAGTGTGTTTGTGAGGAGCTTTGGGTGTAATTTTAGATGTCAGGGGTTTGGTATAGATGATTTTAAAGGTAAGACTAGGTATAATCCCGAAGTAAAACATCTAATAGATAGTGGTAAGCTGGATAGCATTCAAACCTTTCATGAACTTCCTATTCTATCAACAGGGTGTGATACATATGCTAGTATATATCCAGAATTTAAACACTACATGAAGCACGGTGATGTGGATCAAGTGGCTTCTGAGGTATTATCTGTGATTCCCGATGTTTCAAAAACACATACACATCTCATACTAACTGGAGGTGAGCCTATGCTGTGGCAAGATTTTTGGAAAGATTTTTTGGTTCATCCTAGTATAAAACAGTTCTCTGAAGTTACTATTGAAACTAATGGAACACAAGATTTGAAAACAAAATTTCAGGATTTTTTGTCATCTAAAAGAAACTTTAACATAACGTGGTCAGTATCAACAAAGTTAAGCGTATCAGGGGAATCGTTCGAAGATACAGTGAAACCTGATGTTATTAAGTCTTACTTGGAAACAATGAAAAATGATGATAATTTTTATTTTAAATTTGTTGTATCTGATGAACAGGATCTAAGAGAAATACAATCAGTGCTTCGGGAATATAATATAGGAGATCCTGTGGTTTATATAATGCCTGTAGGTAGCAGACATGAAGACTATTCTCGTAATGCCAAAAAAATTGCAGATCTAGCCATCAAGTATGGTTATAGATATTCGCCTAGATTGCACTGCGATATATTTGGAAATGCGTGGGGAACATAAGAGGTAAACTACATGAAATTATTTGAAAATATATTTGGTAAAAAAAATAAAGAGAAAATATCTGACAGTAAAGAAACCGTGAAGATCTTACTGGAAAAGCAAAAAGCTGATGCTACTAAAAAAGGAAAACCGTGGGTCAGTGTTATAGATATGCACGTGGATCCTGGTAATATGAAAAACGGATTTTTTGAGTTAGATTGGAATAACGAGTTCATTGAATGTTTGATAGATGCTGGATACAAAGGAGAAAGCTCCGAAGAAATTGTAGATCATTGGTTTAAGGCAATTATCAAAGAAATCACAGAAGAAGATGATTATGGAAACAGAAATGCCGGATCACTTTCATTGGATTTTTTAAATAGTTGATTTTACAATAACAATTTGCTATAATCACGATGAGGTGAATAAATGACATATGTTATACTAGATTTAGCTAATTTGTTTTTTCGATCAAGGCATGTTGTGAAAGGTGATCTTACGACTAAAGCAGAAATGTCGTTACATATAGTGTTTAACAGTATATTAAAAGTATCCAAAGAGTTTAATGCAGATCACATAGTAATGTGTCTAGAAGGACGAAGTTGGAGAAAAGATTTTTATCCCCAGTATAAAAAACACAGACATGACGCTAAAAAAGCCATGACTGAAAAAGAGCAAGAAGAAGATAAAATGTTTTGGGAAATATTTGATGAATTCAAGACATATATCTCGGATAAAACCAATTGCACAGTACTGCATAATCCTATACTAGAAGCAGATGATTTGATATCAGGATTCATTGACCATCATCCTTCAGATACTCATATTATTATTTCTACAGATGGTGATTTTGCCCAATTAATTTCTGACAATGTTATGCAGTACAACGGTGTTACAGAAACGTTAATTACTATCGATGGTTACTTTGATAACAAAGGAAACCCAGTCATGGACAAGAAAACAAAACAGCCTAAACCGGCTCCCAATCCAGAATGGATGCTATTTGAAAAGTGCATAAGAGGAGACACCGCTGATAATGTGTTCAGTGCTTATCCCGGTGTTAGAAAAAAAGGAACAAAAAATAAAACAGGACTGTTGGAAGCATTTTCTGATAAACAAACAAAGGGATTTGAATGGAATAATCTTATGTTACAACGCTGGGTAGATCATAACGGTGTTGAACATCGAGTCATGGATGATTATAATAGAAATGTTATGTTATGCGATCTAAGAGCACAGCCAGAAGAAGTAAAAGATGTTATCAAATCTACTATACTAGAAGCTAGTGTTCCCAAGAACGTAAGACAGGTCGGAATGTTATTTATGAAATTTTGTGCAAAGTGGAATTTAGAGAGAATATCCGATAATGCACAGCAGTATGCAACTTTTTTAAATAAAGGATATCCTGAATGACAATGAATGCAATACCTATACTAGAAGATCGTTTTTGGATTCTCGAAGAAGACGGGATTAGAGTAGGGACTTTATCATTTGATAATGATCGTTATATGTTTAATAATATGGAAGAAATAAAATATTTTGACACTGAGGGTGAGCTTAGGAAAGTTTTCGGGGAAGATTTCCTTCAAGTTGATAGAAATAGTAAAAATCCACAAAAAACTCACTATATACTAGGTTACCCGACTAGTGTAAAGCCTTATAATGTCATGCATGATGTTCATAGGTCGTTGCCGTTATTCACTAAGTCAAAAAAATCCAAAAGCTTGTACTGTGCTGGCTACTTTTTGATAGAGTTTAATAACGGATGGGTAAGGAGCTTTTGTCCAAAGCTGATTACAGTAGAGCGATATAACCATAAAGGTCCTTTTAGAACCGAGCAAGAAATACGAGATTTACTAGGAAAACTGTCTAATGAAAAATGATACACTAAACACACTGCCTATACAGCAGTATATACAAAAAGTAAAATCAGCAGATTCCTCACAGTCTAAAGAGTTGAGGTTGGATATTAAGTTTGCTAAAAACCTAGCATTTACACTAGGAGTGGTAATGAGCAGGCTAGAAGGTGATCTAGAAAAAATAATCAGCGATTCTTCGAATAAAGATGAAGTCTTTCATGTCACGTTTGATACTGGCGGAGATTGGTCTTAGCTCAGCGGTTAATATAATGTATTTTTTGATAAATACATTATATTGGCGAGAAAATTTATGAGTAGACCTAAACCTTTAGTATTAATAGAACATTTAGATAAGAGAACTTACAAACTAGATCAAGTGCTAGAAGCTGAAGCTATATGGGCAGTCTTTTATAAAGATCGTCCTTTTAACTTAAAGACTAGCAATTCAATAACTAATTATCCTGGTCCTAAGTATAAAAAAGTAAGTTTTTCTAATCAAGGGTATGCTATAAATCTAGCTAAAAGATTGAATAAAGTATTCAATACATCAGACTTTTCAGTGGTCAAGATGACAAAAGGTGAAAAGATATATCCTTGACATGAATAAAAAAACTTATACAAAATTTTTGTTGAGCATAAGTGGATTAGATAACAGAGATAATGATGTAAAAGAGTACATGTCCAAATTTTGGAAAAATACCCGAGTTAAGCAAAACTCGGGTTTACATTTGTCAGATTATGGTTTTGAATTCTTGAAAAAAAATCATATAAGATTTTATGAAATAAAAAAGCCTAAATCTGTTAATATGGTTACACAACTCTTGATATTTCTGGACAACTATATCACTGTTCCTTATTATATTTCTAAGACCGGGGTATTTGTAACAGATCATAAAACAGCCTTAAAGTTATCATTATTGTTTTTTGATCTTGCTAAAAAGGACATAAAAACGGCAATTTCTAGACCCGAACTATTTAGTTGACTTGCTATTGGATATTGCATATAATATACTCTCAATCAACGAAACAGAGGTAAATATGTCTAAAATTTCTTCACGAGTTCTTAACCCTAGCCGTGCTAAAGTCTCTATCAATCATGCAATCAGCAAGCAACGTCCTGTGTTTCTATGGGGACCTCCTGGCATCGGTAAAAGTGACATCGTGCATCAGATTGCCGAAGACATCAATGCTTATGTGATTGATGTTCGATTGAGTTTGTGGGATCCAACAGATATCAAAGGTATTCCTTACTTTGATAGCAATCAAAATAAGATGCAATGGGCACCGCCGTCTGAACTACCTGATCAAGTATTATCTGAGAAACACGATAGAATCATTCTATTTTTTGATGAAATGAACAGTGCTCCTCCTGCGGTAATGGCAGCCGCATATCAGTTGATCTTGAATCGACGAGTGGGTACATATGAGTTGCCTGATAATGTACAGATTATTGCTGCTGGTAACAGAGAGTCAGATAACGGAGTTAGTTATCGTATGCCGGCACCTTTATCCAATCGTTTTATTCATATTGAACTGGGTGTAAACTTTGATGACTGGTTTGATTGGGCTACTAAATCTAGTATTCACCCTGATATCGTAGGCTTCCTTCAGTTTTCTAAGAAAGATCTTTTTGACTTTGATCCTAAATCTCCGTCTAGGAGTTTTGCTACTCCTCGTACATGGGAGTTTGTTAGCGATCTTCTTGATGATGAACTAGATGAGTTGTCCACAACTGATCTAGTATCAGGAGCAATCGGAGAAGGTCTAGCTGTGAAGTTCATGTCACACCGAAAGCATGCTCAGATGCTTCCTAACCCTGAAGATGTACTAGAAGGAAAAGTAACTAAGCTCGATACATCAGAAGTTAGTGCTATGTATTCTCTAACAGTATCCATGTGTTATGAACTAAAACAACTAGAAGGAAAACATGCCAAGGACTTTGGTAAAAAAGTAAATAACTTTTTGAAGTTTTCAATGGATAATTTTGAAACAGAACTTGTAGTTCTCGGACTTCGACTGGCACTTACTCAATATGGTATCACAATTGATCCTGATGAAATCGAGTGCTTTGACGAGTTCTATGAACGATTCGGCAAGTATGTTCACGCTGCTCAACAGGGTTGAGGTAAAAAATGACACAACAAGCTAAAACATGGGAACCTAAAGAAATCCCTGAACATGAGTATAACGAAGCAAAAAAACAAGTAGAAGATAACATTGTGGTTGCACGTGTGGGCTTGTTGCTTCGTCATTCATTTTTCGGAAATATGGCAACTCGTCTTAATATCGAGAATGCAGACAGTTGGTGTCCTACTGCTGCCACAGATGGAAGAAATTTGTACTATAATACTGCATTTTTCCGAGAGATGAATGTCTCTGAGATTGAATTTGTTATAGGTCATGAGATATTACACTGTGCTTTTGATCACATGACTAGAACTGAAAAACGAGACAAGCAACTATTCAATATTGCATGTGACTATTTGGTTAATAATTGTTTGATAAAAAATAACATCGGATCTATTCCTAGCTTTATAGATTGCTATCATGATCAAAAATATGACGGATGGACGGCAGAAGAAGTATATGATGATCTATTAAAGAATGCAGAAAAAGTAAAGATGCTAGCATCTTTGTTAGACGAGCACATGGATCTCGAGGACAATCAAGGAGATCAAAACAGACCCTCATACTCAGAAGAAGAAATTCAAAAAATAAAAGATGATATTCGAGAATCTATGATTTCTTCTGCTCAAAGTGCCAGCGGTGATGTCCCGGTTGAAATTCAACGTCTGGTAAAAGATCTCACAGAACCTAAAATGGACTGGAGAGAAATAATCAGACAGCAAATACAAAGTACTGTAAAAAATGATTATAGCTTTGTTAGACCTTCTAGGAAGTCTATGTCATCTGGTGTAGTGTTGCCGGGTATAATCAATGACACGGAGATTGATATATGTGTGTGTATTGATACATCCGGTTCTATTAGAGATGAACAAATCAGAGATTTTTTGAGTGAAGTAAAAGGGATTACCAGTCAGTATCAGAATTATAAAATCAATCTTTGGTCTTTTGACACGCGAGTTCATAATCATCAAGAGTTTTCATCTTCGGATATCGCTGACATTGATGATTATGTACCGCACGGTGGCGGCGGAACAGATTTTAATGTGAATTGGAAGTTCATGAAAGAAAAAGGCATAGTCCCTGAAAAGTTTATTATTTTCACAGATATGTATCCCTGGGGATCGTTCGGAGAAGAAGACTACTGTGATACGATATTTATCAATCACGGTCGCCCTGGGTTTGAAGCGCCTTTCGGTATAACTGTAGAATATAAAAATTGAATCAGATAAACAAAAAACTAACATACTGCAGTGTTTATAATTGCAGACGTGTGGATTTTATAGTACCTCACTTCAAGCAATTATGTATTCGTTCATCAGAAAATCTATGTCCGGATGAGACTATTCTCATTGATCAATGGATATTAAAAAATCTAAAATACAGATATTATATAGAAAAAGACGTGATAATCAATGATAGCAATAGCATAAAAAAAGTAACCAGAGTAGGGCTAGAAGATAGCAAAGAGTTTTCTTTCTTTCTAATAGCCTGTCCACATTTATCATAGATTACTTGTTTTTTTGATAGATACGTATATAATACATATAAGGTTAGATATGGAAACACAAAAAACACAAGAATCCACTGATTATTTTGACATCAATGATTTTTTAATGATGCGAAACGTATTAGAAGTCGTATCTCAGCGAGGTGCTATCAAAGCTGATGAAATGGAATCAGTAGGTAGACTTTTTTCTAAGATACAACATTATATAGCACAGTCTGGTGCAAGTAGTAAATAAATCACAACGAGGTAAATATGATAACCAAACACGTAGGACGTATAATTGATACGCATAAAAGAGTTGCTGTAGCATATCGAGTTTGTCCCGGTGACCCTGACTATTGTCTAGTGGTGTATACAGAGAGTCTAGAAGCTGAGTATCATGATTCCCTGATTAAACTAATCGAATCAAACGCAGGGCAGACAGCGTATGAGCTTGCTGAAGCAATGGCTAGAACAACGTTACCTGACGGAAGAAATATGTTATCAGCATTTCATTATTTTGGTAAAATAGTGAAAATACCTACTTCTTCGGTAGAAATGGTTCTAGACAGCAGAAATTCAATTGTTCTAGCAGAATTGAATCAAAATATTGCTGAGCAAAAAGGTGTAACTGTTGATGACTTGGCAATCAAAGAAGAAAATTCATCTAAAAAACAAACTAGCACAGAGCAAGAGCTGGTTTTAAAAGTAAAAGATATTCTTAGTAAAACTCAAAGCCTTCAACTAGAAGTTGATATTCTGCAGAATAAATCCAAGATAACTGACCCTCAGTTTAATGTTTATACCAGTAATCTCTTGAAAGAAGTATCTATTCTAGACGATAAAATAAAAACTCAATTCGTGCAAGAAAAAGAAGAACTAGAATTAGATGAAGCATGAATCATAAAAAAAGTTTTAGCGTTAGTGAAGATTATTGGTCTGATTTGTTTGAAGAGTTGGAAATCAAGCAAATACCTATGAAATACATAGAGTGTGCGATAATAACTTTTAAAGACGGTACAACATGGGAAGTTGAATTTAGTTCCGGTGAAGACGTAGATGAAGACGAGTTAGATGAACTAGGACAAGAACTTGAAGAGTTATTTATTACCTATGAAGACGACATCGATTCAATAGACATAAGGCTAGATACTGAACGAGTTAGAAAAGATATATCAAGAAAAACTGATAACATGTGAAATAAAAATATACGCATTCGTGCGTATATTTTATTTTTATCAAATTGAGCGAAAAACCACAAAAGCGTCAGCTTTGCTGTAGTTCACTCAAACACTCTATCTCTGAGATTGACTTTCCATCCTATTGCAACTAAATCATTGATACCATTTTCAATTGCCGTACCGGGATTGTAGGGATCTCCATTGAAGTCTAAACTTACTTTATTATACGTATTTTGGTAGTTAATATTAGGCAAGGTTCCTTGATATGGTTTGCAGTTTTTTACTATGTTTATTATTTCCAAGAGTTGGGCAGGTGTTATACTCGTACAACCCTCCCATGTTTCTGAAAAGCAGTTATAATTTACTTCTATTAAATCTGCGCCTTTGTTAATAAAGTTTATCAGGTTACTGGTATTACCGTTTTTGTCTTTCCATTCTAGTAAATCACAACTATTGAATGCTCCTCTGAAAGATATTTTCCTTGTTATTTTTTTTAAATCTATATTAATATTTTCTACTGTGGTTTTTAGATAGCATCTGCTCCATGTTTCAATAAACCATGCACATTTATCGGTTATTATATCAGGGAAGTTAGTACAAGAAATGCACCAATAAAATGCACTAGACATATCCTCAACATTAGATGTATCTACGAATGAAAAATCGCTTATACCTTTACAACTGTTCCATGTAGAAGACAAATTAGTACAATTACTAGTGTCAATAGACGGGAAGCTAGTTAGTAATTCACATCCCCTCCATGTAGAAGACAAATTAGTACAATTACTAGTGTCAATAGACGGGAAGCTAGTTAGTAATTCACATCCACTCCATGTAGAAGACAAATTAGTACAATTACTAGTGTCAATAGACGGGAAGCTAGTTAGTAATTCACATCCACTCCAAGTTCCCGTCATGTCAGTTGCGCTTGATGTATCTATTTCAGGAAACTCGGTTAAAGATCTGCAGTCTCTCCAAGCTGCGTAAAAGTCGTCAACTAGAGCAGTATTTATAAGAGGAAATGAAGTCAATAAATAACAATTTTCCCATGTTTGTCGTATAGTACTTGCACTAGAAGTATCAATGTAAGGGAACGATTCGAGCAACTCACATCCCCGCCATGCTCCGTCGAATATGATTACGTTTGAAGTGTCTAGTGTTGGAAATGAAGTCAATAAAGAACAACCCCACCATGCATTTTTTATATTAAGACAACTAGACAAGTCTATATAGGGAAACGAAGTCAATGAAGAACAATCTTTCCATGCATCTTGCATGAATCTTATAGTAGATGTTGATACTGCAGGAAATGACTGCAAAGAAGAACAGCCCTCCCATGTATAACTAATACTATCAGCAGATGTTAAGTCAATTAGCGGGAAGTCAGTTAATGAACTACAGTTATTCCAACAATAAGCAAATCTTTGACCTTGTGAGGTATCTATTTCAGGAAATGAAGTCAACGAACTGCAGTTTTCCCATGTGTAGTAAAAGTACACAATGCTAGAAGTATCTATCAAAGGAAATTCAGTTAAGCTAGAACATCCTTTCCAGGTCGAATTCAAGACATCAACATTGTTTAAACCTGATAAGTCTATCAAAGGAAATTCAGTTAAGCTAGAACACTCAAACCATGTCCGTTGAAGACCGTTAATTTCTAGATCAGGATTTAGTGATATTTGAGGGAAAGAGATTAAACTAGTGCAATATGACCATGATTCGTATAAGCTAATTATTTCTGATGTGTTAAGATCATCAGGGAAGGATGTTATCTTGTTTGCATTAGTAAATCCACGAAACAGCGATTTTATAGTTATGTTGTCTGCTGTAATAACACTAGATATCTTGTCTGATGAATATCTTGTCTGATAATCTCCAACAGTTGAATCAGTTAAGAATGACAAATCGTCCCATGTACCAGATATTACCACATTATATGTACCTGCAGACTCGTATACATGAGGTCTGTATTTTTGATACCCATTTACTATATCATAGTAACCATCTCCCCAATCTATTTCACCGCTATAAGATCCTTCAGTATCGCTGTTATAAATAGTAAACTCATCACCTGCAGCAACTGTTAGTTCAAGTTCCATGCCTGCTATATTACTATCTATTTGTATGCTGATGATATTACTGATTTCTGAACTGGTTCCTTGATCATTAGTAGAAATTGCTGATATCGCATAGTCTCCGTCAACTAGAGAATCTATATATAATTCATAGTTTCCTGTTGTAGACTCTTGCGCTGTTCCTAGTAACACTGATTGGTTATAAACACTGACAGTATCTCCGGGATCAGCTGTTATTTTTACAGTAAACGCATTATATCTAGTAAACCCGGACACTGATTCTTCTTTTATATTGAACAACCCTTGTATTACAGGGTCAGAAGGAATATCATCTGTGCCTTGTATAGTTATGGTTATAGTTTGTTGGGTACCGTCGGTGGCAGTGAATGTTGTAGTATCGTATACTGTATCACTGCCGGTAAGAGATTGCACACTTGATTGATCTAGTGTATAAGTCCATGCTCCGTTATTTAGAGAAAATACTCCATATGAGTTATCTCCGTTTACAGCAGCAACATTTTCAAAAACAACCCCGGGATTATCAAAGTCTACGATATTCAGTGATCCTGCTGTTATTCCGTCGGTGCTATCCAGATCTCCTTCGGACACCGTTCCTGTAAAGTCTCCTACAATGATAGGACTGTCATCTGTTCCTTGTATGGTAATTTCTATACTTTTTTGATCACCGTTGGAGGCTGTAAAAGTAGCAGAGTCAGTCACAGTGTCACTGGCTCCTAGTGATTGAACAGATGCTTGGTTTAGTGTATAGGTCCATGTTTGTCCGATGAGATCAAATACACCGTAGGAATTAGATCCTAGCATATTAAAAACGGGAGCAAAAGAAACATCATCATCAGCATCATTTATAGACAAGGTTCCAGAAATGCTAGAAACTGCATCTTCGATGTTACCTTCAAAAATAGTTCCCGTAAAGTCGCCAAAGATCACGGCTCCGTCATCAGTTCCTTGTATAGTGACTTCTATTTTTTGTTGGTCTCCTTTAACGGACGTATATGTGATAGAGTCTGTTACTTGGTCGGAAATATTTAAATTCTGAACTGCTGACTGATCTAAGGTGTATGTCCATGTATTACCTATTAGATCAAATGTCCCGTAGTCATTGTCACCTCGTTGATTAACAAGGGTATTAAATATATTATCTTCGTCGTCTATGTCAGTTATTTCTAAAGTCCCAGATACTGTTACCGGAGCATCGCCTTCGTCGCCTTCGGACACTGTTCCTGTGAAGTTTCCGGATATAACAGCAGGATTATCAGCTCCTTGTACGGTTATGTTAATATCAACTTCTTCTCCATTAGAAGCTACGATAGTGAATGTTTCTACAGCTTGATCACCTTCTCCCAGCGTCTGCGACTTGTTTACGTCTATTGAATAGACCCAGGACCCGTTGTTGATTGAAAAATATCCATAATCTCCTTCTAGTGATATGTCATTGAATGTGACTCCGGGACTATCAGGGTCGATAATAGTTAACTGGCCCTGTATGCTTGTCTCAGCGCCTTCGGTTATAGTTCCTGACCGGTCACCGGATATAATAGATTCATCATTTGTTCCTAGTATAGTAACAGATATTTTTTGTTGTTGTCCGTTAGTAGCAGTAAACACCGCGTAATCTTCTGCGATTTCACCGTCAGTCAGTGATTGAACTGCTGATTGATTTAGTGTATAAGTCCACACACCGTCAATTAGTTTGAATACTCCGTAATTGTTTTTCCCTGATTTATTATAGACATTTTTAAAGCTAGCGTCGGTATCTTCTGGGTCATATATAAACAATTCTCCTTGTGCGGTTACAGATTCATCGCCTATATCTCCTTCAGTTACTGTGCCTGAAAACTCTCCGTTTATGCCTGATCGAACCCATTGCTTGATATTATTGCGTTCAATTACCAAGAATTGTTGGTTTATTGATTGGGTTTTATTGTATATCAGTGTTTTTATAGTAAACCCTGTGGAATACTGTTCAAGCGGTAGCAAGAAGTTGAGTTGTTCTATTATGCCATCGAGTGCAGTGGAACTTGAAAGATCAGAATCGTTAGTAAATATACTCAACGTGTTATTGGATATGCTAGAAAACAAGTTATCATTGTAAATTCCAATTGTTTTAGAATTTTGATCATACCATATCTGTCCTTCTATAGGATTATTTGGTGATTTAATATCACAAAAATTATCTAGTAGTTTTACAAAGTTTTGATTGATCAAGTTACCATGATTGTTATAGTCAAAACCTATCAGAGATATTTGACTATAGTCTTGATTTATTTTATTATTAGAAAGATTTACTAGAACAGATCCGTTGGTTTTATTAATTTTATAACTCATGACTAGTTTATTTTTTTCCAAGAATTGTTATATATTTCATAGTGATGATAATAAGTGTTAAAATCAGTGCTTATCACTACTTTTGCATGTTTACCTTCAGGATAATTATCAGAAGGGTATAAAAATTCCAAGCGTTCTTGTGTTTGATTTTCGATGTCTGCTGCAGTGTTGAGATTTGTATAAAGCGACAGTGATATAGAATTCAATGGTGTAAATACTTGTCCAGTAAAAACATTCAAAGTCATCGAGCTAGTATCATACCAAAGTTGTCCTTGGATAGGATTAACGGGAGGATAATGATAAGCAAAGTTTTCTAGTAGCTTAATAAAATTTTCATTAACGAGTTCGCCAAATCCTATATAATTTTTTCCTATAAGATTGATCCCGCTATAATCATTGTTGATTTTTCCATCTTGTACATTGGCTAGTAGAGATCCGTTGGTTTTGTTTATTTTATATGGCATCTGTGCTATCTCGATTTGGTGATTACAGTTATTTATCAAATAGACGTTGACATACTAGTGCTAGTGTAATAGAATAACTGAACTTATAAATAACGCAGAGAGTCTTATGAACAAACGAGTTCTGAGTATGTTGACCAAACTAGCAATTGAAAATCCCGGACTACAAAACAGATTCAAGCTCTCAGCAGGGGTAGTATATAAAAAGAATCTTATATCCACGGGTGTAAATTCTTATAAGTCTCATCCCATGATGAAAGGACCGGGATACAATCCCGAACAGATTTTTATGCATGCTGAAGTGGATGCAATAAGAAATGCGCTGAGACTTATACCGCAACAAGAAATGGAAAAAACTGAACTGTATGTTGTAAGAGTTAGGCGTCCTTGCGGGAATACTAAAAAGTGGGTGTATGGGATGGCTAAGCCGTGTGCAGGTTGTATGATGACCATAGCTAGTTTCAATATATCCAAGATCTTTTGGACTACTGATGAACTAGAAATAGATAATAATTTTATTATATAGGTATTAACATGATAAAAAGCAAAACAAAAAGGAAAACAAAATCTGCAAATTTCAATAAATCTTCTTATGTAGATTTTTCAGAATGGGAATCATGGAGCGGGCAAAAGTATCATTCTATGCTTTTGAAAGCTAGGTTTTATTATTATGAAAATCTAAAGTTATCTGAACTTGTTCCCGAGATATGGACATGGATGAAAGAAAACGGATACAGCAATCAAGACGTTGCATGTGCAAAAATAGCACACACTGCGTCAGGAGCACTAGGGTATTCTATTGCTATATTTTGCAAGTTGTTAAATCAAGGTGTGCCTGATTATAACCCTGCTTATGAAGAGTATTGGGTTTCATTACCTGGCACTTCTAATCACTTGAAGCCTATTTCTGAATCTATAAAACCTTATATTGAAAAAGCAATAACACAAGGACAAAAGATACAGAAGTCATCGGATATAAAGAAACCTGCTAAATCTAAATCTCCTAATGTACAAGAGATATTAAATGATCAAGCAATTAAAATTGCCGAAGACATTGATGCTTGGTTAGATGAATTTGTTGAAAACAAGTTCGAATTTGATCCTGAATCATTTGATATAAAAAAGTATTTTCTAAAAAAAGAGATAAATCAGGCTCATGCTAGAAAAATTCAAAAATTCTATATCGGGGAACTCGAAGAATTCAAGAGTTTGTTGAGTATCCCTTCGCCATCAAAGTTATCTAAGCTAGAAGATAGTGAACAAGATTATTGGCATCAACTAAAAGAAGGTTATAAATTCTACAGAAAAACCGACATTAAAAAATACATTTCTGCACTAGAAAATGTGATAGGATCTTGTGAATTTCTTATCGAAACTAATAAATCAACTAAAACAATTAGAAAATCCAAGCCCAAGCCAGCTTCAAAACTAGTTGAAAAACTAAAATATAAAAAAATATGTGACAAGTACGCTTTAACTAGTGTTTCTCCTGAGAGTGTTGTCGGAGCTAATGTACTATGGGTCTTTGATACTAAAACTAGGAAGCTGGGAAAATATGTAGCTAGTAATCCAGATCCCAAAAATCAAGGTCGTCCAGGCAGCGGGTTGAGTGTCAAAGGTACAACAATAACCGGATTTGATACGGAACAGAGCATACAAAAAACTCTGAGGCAACCTGAACAAGCGTTGAAAGAATTCAAGTCTAGCGGAAAAGTTGCACTGCGTAAGTTTCTAGATAACATAAGCACTGTAGATACAAAGTTGACTGGCCGTTGCAATGAGAATATAATACTATTAAAAGTACACTAAGAGGAAAAACAATGTCAAAAATAACAGCAACTAGATATCATGATTTTAGCACAGGACATCGTGTATACGGACATGAATCCAAGTGTTCTCATTTACATGGGCATAACTATCGAATAACTTTTTTTGTAGAAGCGCAAGAACTGGATAATATCGGCAGAGTAATGGATTTTGGTGTAATAAAGACGCTGCTGTGTAACTGGCTAGAAGAAAATTGGGATCATAAATTCTTGATATGGGAAAAAGATCCTTGGTGCACACATCTACAAGATATTGATCCAGAAGGAACGGTTATTGTAGATTTTAACCCCACTGCAGAAAACATGGGAGAATTTCTAGTAAATAAAATTGGACCCAAGCAGTTAAAAAATACCGGTGTTGTACTAACAAAGGTTATCATTGAAGAAACTCGTAAATGTTCAGCAGAAGTTTGTGTTAGTTGATGAATTACGTTGTTTGCATAAAGCAAGGATCAAAGTATGATTCTAGATATGTGAATATACTTTATAATATGGTTACTAGAAATCTAAGACTAGATCATGAGTTTATTTGTTTTACAGATGATACTCATGATCTAGAGTCTGGTATACGGGATAAAAAATTAGATAAAAATATAAATTTACCGGGGTGGTGGAATAAAATATTACTTTTTAACAAAGATCTTGATATACGAGGTACTGTATTGTTTCTGGACTTAGATATTGTCATACATTCTAGTATAGATATCTTGTTTACATATCAAGCAGGTAAATTTGCAATAATACGAGATTTTACCAGATATGCTAGGAAAAAAACAACAAAGTTTAACTCTAGTGTGTTTAGACTAGAAACAGCACAAATGTCATATGTGTATGATAGGTTCATATCTGATCAATCACGCATAGGAAAAATGTTCAAAGGTGATCAAGAATGGATTAATCACTGTGTTGACGGTGATTATTGTTTTTGGCCGGATGAATGGATACAGAGTTATAAATGGGAGTTCAAAAAACAATTTTCCTGCGCATCAGGAAGATACCTTATTGATTGCAGTAATTCATCTAGTGATGATATAATATCTAGATCTAGTATACTAGTATTTCACGGTGATCCCAAGCCTCATGAATGTGGTGATCATTTTATACAACAACACTGGCGATAAAAGGCAAATTAATGTTCAATCAAGCAATTAAACGTATAGGTTATGCATGCAAGACTTCTAGAATTTCTGAAAAAAACAAACTAGAATCTATACCAGAACTAAATTTCAAAACTACAACTGTTGCATGGCTAAACAGACAAACTACTCGTGTTGCAGAACAGAGATTAGAAGATCTAGCAGTGCACAATATCCAATCTTTGGAGAATGTAGTTAATTACTTATCAACGCTAGAACCTTCTTCACGTCAGTTCAGAATCGGCAGTGATTGTTTACCTGTGTATACCGAGAATACGTGGAAGGGATTTTGGAAAAATACAGACATGAAAAACTACTGTGAACGCAGATTTTCACGCATAGGTGATCTAGCAAGAAAAAATGATATACGTTTGAGCTTCCATCCCGGCCAGTTTACGGTACTAGCTAGTGACAATCCTGATATTGTTGAAAAAAGTATAGAAGAGATGGAATATCATGCAGATATGGCTAGGTGGATGGGATACGGTAAAGAGTTCCAAGATTTCAAAATAAATGTTCATATATCGGGTAAACAAGGACCTGCAGGTATCAAGCGAGCACTTCCTCGTTTATCCAGCGAAGCTAGAAACATGATTACCATCGAAAATGAAGAAATGAAATGGGGTTTGTCAGACACACTAGAATTAAGAAATGATCTAGCGCTGGTACTAGACATACATCACCATTATATAAATTCGCAAGGTGAATTTATTCGTCCCTCTGATGATCGATTTAAAATGGTTATGGATAGCTGGAGAGGAGTAAGACCGGTGATTCACTACAGCGTGAGCAGATCAGAGTACTTAACTGAAGTGGATGATTCTACGCTTCCTGACTATAAATTGTTACTAGAACAAGGGCATAAAAAAGGCAAGCTTCGTGCTCACAGTGACTATTTTGATAACACCGCATGCAATGACTGGGCACTAGAATTTTTAGAATATGCAGATATAATGACAGAGTCCAAAGCAAAAAATTTATCATCATCGAAACTTTTTGCTTATGCTAAACAACGAGGTATTATCTAGTTATAGTATAAACGTATTTCTAAACTTCTAATGTATACTAGATTTGAACTAGGATATTGCTGGTGAGGTTGAACATCTACAAGAACACCAAAAGAAGGATCAATAAATGAAACATCGGGTTTGGTTTTCCACAAATCATCAGGTGACCCGTATATATGAACGTTTTCAGCATATAAATCGGCTTTGTTTTCACTGATTATTTTATCTTGATACAAGCATATGGTTTTGTCTTGTATTCTAGCTAATCGGGATATGTCTAGTTTTACTTCTATGCCTAGTATCTCGGTGTAAGAAATTAATGGAAAATCAAAATTATAAAAGACTACTGCATTGGTTTCTCTGGGTAATAAATCTCCATAAGGCAGTGCTGTAGAAAATGCCGGAGTTGCTGAAACTAGATCTTCGGTGGTTAGTTGTTTGAATTCTATTTCATCTTCTTCGGCATATTTTATATTTTTAGGTTCTATCCATCCGGTATCATTCATAGTAATATTTATGATAAATTATCAGAAACACGCTGCATGTATAAATATCATTATGTCTTATTTAAACAAAATGTACGGTAGAACTCAGACGATAGGTACTAGTGCAGATAGTACAAAAAGTCCTTCTAGAGTAACAGGGGGGTTAAAAGCTCAAGGTGTTGATCATTTTGATATTATAGCCGAAGACGGGTCAGTACAAAAGATTTCGTCATATAAGTATGTACAGAGTTTAGAATCTCAGATAAAAAAATACCGAGAAACCTTGAATCTACTAGAACGCAAAGTTTCTCGGGTAGAGAATTCGGTAAATCAGATGGGTATAATTATCAAGAATTCTGTTCGAGAATCTTGATTATATCTACTTTTTTCATGTTAGCTCTGACATCTATGCCGTGATTTTGACCATAGATAAGAAGATCTTTCTTTTTCATTCCTCGAAAGTTGGGAACTTTCTTTTTATCTTTGATATCTTCTACGATATCTTCAACTTTTTCTGAAACATCTTCTACGATATCTTCAACTTTTTCTGAAACATCTTCTACAATATCTTCAACTTTTTCTGAAACATCCTCGGCTGTGTCTTCTATTACAGAAGAAACTTCTTCTATAATGCCTTCAACTCTTTCTGAAATTTCTTCGACTTTTTTTGCAACTTCTTGTTTATGTACTATATTTTTGTGCTTTTTATAAGCCCAAACAACAGCACCTAACACTACTGCAAATATTATTATAACAGGTATAGCAATACTATTCATGGCGGTCTCCTTTTAATACTTTGTATTTATATAAATATAGTTTTGGAGGATGGGCAATGAACGAATTTATATTATTTATGTATGGTAAAATAATTTCACAAATCAAAGATGGTTCTTTGTTTTCTAATACATTATCATGGTTGAAGCAGAGATTATCAGAACGTACTACTCTAGACGGCACTGTTCTTATAGCGGTCAGCTTGGCTTTTATTTTACTTAATCCTATAATAGAAATAGTTGCTTATGTAGCAATAGCATATGGCGCTTGGACTATGTGGAAAAAAGGATAATACCAATTCTGTAGACAGATTCCCGGAATTCTTTTAAATAATACTAAAAGGGTTCCGTAGATGTCTAAAAAACAGTTTCAACATGGTATCGATATGGGCGGTGTTTCACAACTCAAAAACATGATACTTCACAATGTAACATATCAAGATCTGGAAGATTTATCGTTTAATCTTACAGTTTTAAATACCGGTCTTTTGGTTTACAATATAGAAAACGATTCTCCTTATATATGGGACGGTTCGACTTTTCTTGAAATAACTACAGAAATTCAAGGAGATGTGATATACCGAGGAAGCATAGATGCTTCTCAGTCATTGAATACTCAGTGTGAAGCTATTGCAGGTTATCAATATCTAGTAGAAAATTCAGGTGAGTTATCTATGGACGGGATAACTTTTATCACTGAAAATCAAGCAGAAACAGGTGATATGCTTTTGTTTACCAGTGATACGCAAGCTGTTATTATGCAAGCGGGTAGTATACGCTTGGCAACAACAGATGAACCAGGATCATCCAGGTATTCCACAGAATCTGAGTTGTTATCTGATGACGATTCTACTGTTATAAGTGCAAATAGTTTGGATTTGTATCTGAGCCAAAAAGGTTATATAAGACAGTTCTCAGAATATTTGCCTGCAATGTCCGCAGGGGTCCCTGTTCGAATATTTCACGGACTACGACTAGAAGACAAGGACAACTTTTCATATAACATTATGAAAGGATCATCACGTGTTAACATGGAAGTACGAGCAGTAAACCAAAGCTATGTAGATGTTACTTCTTTCACGGATATATCTGATGTCAGAATTACTTTGGTCGGTAAATCTAGAAAGCAAACAGGTGAACCGGTTATCACGGCTCTACGAGATCTGTCAGATGCAGACATATCTCAGAGTATTACTGATGCAGACCAATTCAAGATTATTATTTCTTCAGACATAGGCGATACTATTGAAGTATATGACGGTCAAACTTTACTGGGAACTGCTACAGAGACATCAGAGCCGGGTGTATTTGAGTTAATTGTCGGACCATTGCTAGACGGTGAGTACGATATTACGGCAACTAGGGTTGTAGACGGGCAGCAAGAACTATCTTCAGAACCTTATAATATAACCATTGATACAACTCCGCCGTCTGTTCCAGTAATAACTGTTTATGATGACAATAGTGATGTGGTAAACGAAAACGCATATACTAATTCCGAAGATTTCACATTGAGTATTTCCACAGACCCTGGCATCACGGTGTACGTATTCAATAATGGTGTATCACAGGGTATAGCAGTGGAATCATCTAGTCAAGGAGTGTATAATTTTCAACTAACTGATAACTCTGATGGAGATTATGCGTTATCTGCTGTCGCTGAAGATTCTGCTGGTAACACATCGAGTTCTGTAGTTACTAACTTCCAAAGGGATACAACTCCGCCTAGTACTCCCGTTATACAAGAGCTAAGAAAAACAAATTCAAGTGGCGAACTGTTATCATCAGGAGATCTTATAAATGATGATAGTTTTTTTGTTTCCGTATCAACAGAAAGTTCAGTAGATGTTAAGATATATATAAATGGCACATCAGCTGGAACTCTAGCAGAATATACACCAGGAATTTATCAAACGACAGTTAATATACCTCAGCAAGGGTCAACTGAAATAACTATAGAATCTACAGATCAAGCAGGAAATACATCAGTTTCAGATACATTTTCTTTGATCTTAGATTCTGTATCCCCTGCGGCTCCTGTTATAACATCCGTTAGAGATTTAAACGATACTGATGTTGATTTTATAAATCAAGAAATTCCTGTGAAGATTACACTTTCGGCAGAACAGTCAGGAACAGTTGAAGTTTATATAAATGCAGTACTAGACGGTGAAGCACAAGAGGTTTCTCCGGGTGTGTATGAATATACCACTGAAACCTTGCTAGAAGGTGATTATATATTTTCATCCAGAATAACCGACGAAGCAGGCAATAGATCAGGGCGAGTAGGGGATACTTTGGTTTCTATAGATCTAACTACAGTAAAGCCTATTTTTACTGATATGACCGAGGACACAGGCGAAAGTAGTTCGGATTATATCACAGGCGATACCGAAATAGTGTTAAAACTAACAGCGGAAAATTATTCAACGGTTGAAATATATCGTGATACTGTTTACATAGGGGAAGCAACAGCAACGACACCGGGTTCTACTGTATATGAATATAATACCGGTGTACTGCCTGATGGTACTTACGATTTTGTTGCAAAATCCACAGACAGAGCAGGAAACACGGCATTCTCTGATGCTCTAACAGTGACTATAGACTCTACATTGCCGGTGACACCGGTTATAACGCAGATTACTGATTTAGATTCTTCGGTAGTAACAGATACGGTGAGATCTACAAAGACGCCATTAACTCTAGAGATTTCAGCAGAAACACAGACTTATGTCGAAGTTTTTAATAACGGTGTTTCAATAGGACAAGCTACAGAAACTTCTAGTGCAGGTGTTTATGAATTTGATACCTTGCCTTACGGCACAAGCGACACCAAAGTATTCACTGCTAACTCCACGGATACAGCAGGCAATACATCAGCTATGTCGCAGAGTAGAGAAATCACTATAGATACAGGGTCGCTGTTGTTGTATGACAATACTACTTACGCAGGAGACTGGACTGCTTCAGGATATTCATTCACGCAAGTAGTAGAACAGTATGACAAGTTTTATGTTCGTGCCAGTACTGCTAATAGTGGCGAGCAAACATTCACATCTCCTGAAACATTTAGTATGGATCTAGACAAGGATTATAGATTGACATTTTATCTAGATACCGGTTCTGGAGGCTATTCTTATATAAACATAGGACCATTTACGGTAAACGGACGTTATAATTATGCAGGAATTATCTCTGATAGCATACCAGATAGTACAATTGATATAGAATCCACAAAAAATCAAAACAATTTCTGGGATCTTAGGTTATATTCTATATCAGAAACTGAACTAGAAGTCCGCGTGTATCGCGATGATGTTCTTCAAGGGTCGCAGACATTTGATAAATCTTCGGTGCCAACTGAGTACTATCAAGATGTTAGTTCTATTATACTAGGATTTGACGATGAATCTATTGCAGTTTCTACATCATATCTTCGTGGATTACCTCGTATAACAGAAGTACTAGATGAACAAGGAGTTAGTACTCTGATAAACCAAGATGAGGAAACTTCTACTATACGAATTTCAGCAGATCCTTTGGCAACAGTTAGTGTATATTCTAATGACACTCTATTAGGTAATGCCACGGAAGTTTCTAGTGGAAATTTTGAATATAATACTGGAGTACTTGTTGATGGAACATATATATTTACTGCATTTGCAACCGCAGATGAAGTGGAGTATGGAGTATCACGAGAGGTTACATATATAGTCGATGTTGCTCCACCGGAAGTTCCGGTGATATCATCTATATCCAGCGAAAATGGTTTGGTGTTAATCACTATAACTGCAGAAACAGAATCTACGGTCGAGGTATTTGATCAAGGTGAATCACTGGGAACTGCACAAGAAAACGGTACAACGGGAATATTTACTCTACAAACACAGGTTTCTGATGTTTCTGCATATTCTTTTACTGCTAGTTCAACGGATAAAGGCGGAAACACAACAGTTTCATCGACAGTTGATCAAGATATACCTTCTTTTGTTGCGGAAGATTTATCAGGTACGCCGGTGATCCAAGCGAGTTTTATAAATGAAAATTCTTTGATCCTAACAGTGCTAACCGCATCAGGGCAGACAGTTGAAGTATACAACGATGAGCAGTTGATGGGTTCTGCAACAGAAACTGAAACGTTAGGCACATACGTTTATGAAACCGGTACTATTTCCGATGGTGAATATAATATCAGAGTCAGGGTTGAATATGATTCAGGAAATATGTATACACAGTCACAGTTATTGACTTTTACAGTTGATACTGTAAACCCTACTGTTCCGGTATTTTCACAAGTGGTAAACTCACAAGGAGACACACTGACATCAGGTACAAAGTCTTTTTATGAAGATATAACATTTACTGTAGCAGCAGAAGAAGGATCATCAGTAGGGATATATGTTGATGGGGTTTATCAAGATGACATGACTGAAACTGAAACACCTGGGGTGTTTGAGTATTCCTATTATTTCCCCTTGGGTTATGAGTATACTGTTGTTGCAAGATCTCAAGATCTTGCAGGCAATTACACTGAGTCTGCAGAATTTTCTATTATAATTGACTGGCCGGAATTGAATTTAACTATGGTAGGATCCAGTGAGTTGTCTGACTTATCTCCATACGCATCAGGTTCCAGGGGAAGTATATATTTAGATAATGCACAGGAACCTAGTTATTTAATGATCGATACAATGGTTAGAGATATAGGAAATTCTCCTTATACCGTAGAATTTTGGTTTAATTATGAAGGCGATGATTTTAACAAGACTGTGTATCGCATGTTTGGATCGTTAACTAATGATCCTGTTTTGATACATGAGATTGCTAATAAAAGATTTCAATATTATGTAGATAATTCCAATGTTGCATCAAATTATTTCAATACAGTGGGAGAAATAGGAACCGGCGAGTGGCATCACATTGCTCTTTGTTATGATGGATCCAAGCTCAGGGGTTATATAGATGGGCAAAAACTAATAGATCAGAATTATACTACGAGATTGTGGAACTCGGTAAATCAAGAGTTTTGGATAGGTGCACAAGAGAATGTACCGAATGTAGGGCTAGAAGGATATATATCTGATTTTAGGATATCATCTGTAGCAAGATATTCTGATTCGTTTGCATTACCTACCCAGCCATTTATCAGAGATGCATATACTCAGTTTTTGCTAGAAACTGAGGATTATATGAGTTTTTATTTTAAAAACGATGCTGGCGATTTATTTTATGACGGCGGCCAAATATTAGATAGAAATTTAACTCTAGTTGTAGAATCATCCTCTGGGCGATCTATAGAAGTATATCAAGATAACGAATTTATAGGTTATCCTGTTGAAGTTTCTGCGGGAATATATGAAATTGAATTATTAGAACTAGAGGGATATTTGGAGTTTAAAGCGTCAACCATTAATAGTAACGGTGATACATTTACGACTAATAATACTCATATAACTGCAGGTATTGCAGACATTTCAGAAAATAACATAACTTTGGAAATAGGCGAAGGATCAACAGGGGAAAAGATTGAAATATCATCATTATCACCTTACTCCGGTGAAGGTAACACGAGTATATACTTCCCTGGTACTTCTTATATAGAAGTCCCTAATCTTTCATCTATAGGCCCGTCGGTTTTTACTCTTGAAACTTGGGTTAATACCTCGACTACAGGAAGATCCGGGCGTTTTGCAGGGTCTAATGTTAGATCTAATTCACCACTCATGCTTGTAAATACTAATAGAACTGTTTCATATATAACAGGATCCGGCTTGAATCTAACTAGCTCTGTAACTGTGCAACTAAATGAATGGTTTCATTTTGCTATTTCTCAAACACTTACTAATGTATACATGTTTATAGACGGAGTTTTAGTCGCATCAGGTGCAGCACAAACATCAGGTACAGGCGGCTGGGCTGCTGATGACTTTAGAATAGGAGGACATCCTCTTAACGGAGGAGCATACTCATTCGATGGTTATCTAGTAGATTTTAGAATTGTGTTAGGAGAAGCGATATATACCACTGGCTTTACGCCTCCCTCTGAACCGTTAACAGCAATACCTGGAACTTATTTGTTGATTAAAACAGCATGACCAGATTTAGCCATACCACTAGTTTAGTGTTTTAAATAACACTAAAAGGGTATAACGATGTCCGGTAAGCAGTTTCAACATGGTCTAGATCTAGGACGAGTAAATCAGCTAAAGAACTTTACTGTGCAGCAGGTAGATACAAATCAACTTGCTGTACTAAACAATGATCTAGATACAACAAACACAGGATTCTTGGTCTATGA